CTCAGGTCATCTTCAAACTTTTCAAAACTTGAAATAGAATTGAAGAATGCTGTTATAGCTCTTGCATTTGTTTCTTTGTTAACTAATTCAGGATGAAGTAATAAGAAGTTAATACATCTAGTATCTATACCTTCTTCTTCAGCCCATCTTGCCCATACGTTTACATCAAACTTTAGATTAGCAGTAATATATCTAGTCTTTTGTGCAGAATCCACACTGTTGACCATATAATCACCGTTATCTGGATTTGAAGTTAAAACTATATGCCAATCTTCAGGTAATGTCCAAGATATATACTGTTGTCTATCAACCAGCTCCATTACTGCTTGAATAAATCTAACATCAGCACGGTTCCAGTCATCAAGAAGAAGTATACCTCCCTTCTTTTTGTCAGCAATCCATTCTGGTGCACAATAAGACATTCTATTCTTACCGGTCATCTTCCATCCTTTTCTAAGATAGTCTTCAACGGCTAGTTCATCCACCCATTGTCCAACTTTCTTAGTTATAGAAGCATTTGCAACCTGGGCAGATGCTGCAGCTCTTTGAGCTACTGTATAATTAAGATCATCAATCTTCTTTGTAACTTGTTTTTCAGTAAACATCTGAAATTGTCTAACAGGAAAACCTACTAAATCACCTAATTCTTCTATCTGAGCTAAATTAAGTTTAACAAAATCTAAATCATTTTCTTTAGCTAATTGTATTACAGCTGAAGTTTTACCTATACCTGATTCACCAACTACTTCTACAGCAACTGGATTTTTTCCTTGTTCTTGAATAAATCTATTATTCTTTATTATATGGTTTACAAAACCGTTTAGTTCATCAATATTTAAATTTACTTGTGCCATTTTAATGTGTGTTTAATTGTATTGTTTTTCCTGGTAAATGATCAGTCCAATTAGACTCTGCACTAAGAACCCATAATGTGTTCTTTGGACAATTCTCTGGAGCTGGTGCTTCACCATCTGTTAAATATATAAGAGCTGTATAATAACCTCTCTTTTCATTGAAATGATCAATAACAGGTTGAAAGCATGTACCTCCTCTACCTTTTATTTGCCAATCCTTTCTTTTATTAAATGGGGATATATCACTAATATTTGTATCACACTGTGCTACAGTTATCTGATGTCCCGTTTTCTGAACATGAACCATTTCACTCATAAAATGTGTCAGTTCTTTCGTGTTAACAGATCCTGAAGTATCAACACCAATCAAAATATGATTTTTGTGTTTTATCTTTAGACCTGGATTATCTGTATACCTTTTGTTGAATTTTCTTCTCAACTTCTTTGTGAAAGTAAACACGGAGTTACCCACAAATCTTTTTAAATAACCCTTCCAATCAAATGATGGAGGGAGCACGGTTCTTAGCTTACTAATTAATTCAGCTAATTCACCTGGAATAGTTCCTCTTCTCTTTTCAGTTTGTTCTGCAGTTTCTTTTAGTTGATGCTCAATTTGTTTTTCAACTAACTTCTTCTCTGCTTCTGTAAGATCTTCAAACTCTTCCCATGTTTTATGATCATATTGGCTGTCACCATCCATCTGATTCAGTATAGATTCTAATGACTGACAAGGATTATCCTTGCACTCTTGTTCCAATAAATCATAATACTTTTTAGTACCTGCTTTCTTTGGTAGCTTTAACTCTGGAAAACTATCTAAAGTTAATCCACCTTCAGGAAGCATGCTTGTACTTATATACTGATTGATCTCAAGATCTGCAGCAATATTAAACAACTTCTTATTAGGATAAAAGTCTCTCATCATAAGATGACCAAACGACACGTGGAGTAGTTCATGTTTAAGTAAACCTATCTGGTGTTGATCTGGTAACTTCATAAAGAAATCCGGGTTAATAGATAATTGTATACCTATACCATTTTTACTGACACCCGCTGTTGGGACGTCTTTTCTTATTTTCTTGTTTAGTCCAATTAAAAAGAGCCCATAAAAGGGCTCTCTTAATATTAGTGACTTACAAGCTCTTGCTAGTTTATCTTGTATATCCATATTATATTTTCCAATTAAGTTCAATTTTAACATCATTAATAAATGACCAAGTACCTTTAAAGACAGGAAGCATTTGTTCATGCACTTCAAATTCTATAATTTCTCTGTCATTATCATAAATACCTACAGTACTATTAACTTCTTTAAACATTTCATTCCATTCTTTAACAGCATAAGAATCCAATTTAAACTTTTCACAAAAGCTTTGCCTTCTACCAAACATTAAAGATTTGGCAAACATCATCTTTATAATTGATGTTGTTTTTACATTTTTTATGTTCTCACATGCAACTTCAAAGTCTTCATCAGATGCATGGAGGAGTTCTCTTAATTTTTTATATTCTTCTAATTTAATCATTGATTTTCATTGTTTTAATCATCCACAAAGGTAATTTTTTATTGTGCATATTATCCAACCATTCTTTTGCAGAGGGAATGTAATTATTACAATCCTCTCTTACATGCTGCTCTGCAACATATCTTGTATAAACAGGTTTACCATCTGAATTTGTAAATACAGGCCCAAACTTTCTTTCACATTCAAATATACCTTCACTGTGATGACGAAACATTCTGTGTAAGTGATTACCTACCCAACTTTTTGTTGCATCTAACCAATTATGTATATCTATGTAATCTTCAGGCCTCCCACCAAACTTCTTAACAGAAGAATTGGCATGAATATTTGGATGTGCCATTAAAAGAAATTTCTATCTTCAATACTGAAGTCTATGTCAGAATAATGGTGATCTTCTCTAACATTTTGTGAGTGATCAATATTAATTTTCCAAGGAGTTTTTGTACAATCAATATACATATAACCTTCTCCTCCATCATTATTAATCCAGTCCCACTCTATGTTATCATTAAGTAGATTATATAATAAATCATCCCAATCTGATTCTATTTCATTATTCATTTTAACATCTATGTCTACTTGATCTCCACTTCCAGGATCTGTAACATAATAATGTGTTTCTTCTATACAACCATCATCACCTCCACCATGATAACGTACTTCTATTTTTGATATATTGTGATCTTTAATCACTTGAACTGCTAGATTTCTTTTTAGTTTTGTTTCCATTTTTAATTAACTTAATTTCTACACCGGGATTTTCCTTATTATATTCATAAGGTTCAAATATGGGTAGAATGTTTTCACAATTATCATCATCTATCCAATGATGTTTAACCATATCATCTTGCACTGTCTGTGCAGGATTAATATAATCAAACTTATGCTTGGATCCTCTGATGAATTTAAATGATATCTTTACCGGTAATTCTAGTTTAGCTAATTGCTTCCTAAAACCTTTTCTAAACTGATCATAGTATTTAGCTGTTTCTTTTCTATACTTAGTTGTTGCTTTACTGGACACGAAATATCTTCCTGTCCATCTTCTTCCATTTTTACTACTTGGTACGTTACCTGGTATAAACCATTTCATAGAATACTTTTAAGTTTAACTTTAATTTCTTTATGAGCATCAGCAAAACCTTTCTCTTTTACAAGATCAGCAATGTCTTTGCTACTATCTAACCACGTGCCTGTAATGTCATACAACTGCTGATATTTAGTAACAGCATTGTGTCCGGCAACATCATTATCAAATAAAGTTACAACTTTTTTATACTTTTTCTTAAGATTTTCAATTATATACGGTTTTATTACAGTATTCTCTGAGTCAGGTGCAATAACTTCAATATTGTATCCAAATTGCTTTAAACACATTGCATCTTTTAAAGAAGAACATATAATAAGATAAGGTTGATTATATTCTAATTGATCTAATCCTTGAAGATGAGGTTTAACTTTTATGAATTTAAACTTCTTATTTCTTGGTTGGTAAATCTTATAAACCTCATTTTTAGTAAGGTAAGCATATATATAAGGTTGTTTTATAGTTATTTTGTTATCTTCTTTAACCATATGATAAAATTCAAGTGGTTTTACATTATATTTATTTAATATATCTTCACCTATGTTAAATTGTAACCAAAATCTTTTATCATATTCATTCCAATCTCTTATTTTTATACCATCAACTTTATATTTAGCTTCTGGTTTTATAGTAGATTGAGAATATTCACCTTTTTCTGTAATAAACTTATTATAATCTTGACCTATTTTAAATATTGCTTTAGAATAATCTATGCTAAACAATTCTTTAATTAAATCAATTTTATTACCTCCTTTACCTGTTGAAAAATCTTTAAACTTATATTGACCCTTGTCAACAAATACCCACATGCTTGGAGTTCTTTCTGATGGATGAAATACAGATTTAATCTGTACGTTCTGTCCATTCAGTCTTTCTGGTAAATCCAGATAGAACTCAAACACCCATGTACTTGGAACTTTAGATCCATCTAATATGAGATTTTTAGTACTTATCATCTTTACTTAAAATAGAAAAGGGCAGCCGATTCCGGATCTGCCCCTCTCTTGTTAACTTAATAATTATTAATTATTAAAGCTCAAAATCATCACCTGATCCTGAGTTTGCTTTAAATGGAGTTTCTACACCATTAGATGGAGCATCTTTTTTAACTAAAGCTTTAACATGTACAGCACGATCAAACTTAAGTAATCTAGAATTCTCTTTATCTAACATTTCCATAGCAATACCATCTTTAGATATACGTGGCAAGAAAAGATCATTATTTATATAACCTTCTTTATTTTCCCACTCACGACCACCTATACACATATTAATAAGTTTAGAACCTCCCATTAAATCATCACATTCTTTCATAAAATCTTCAATAGTTTGTGCATTTATAGAATCTAATCCATCTCTCATCTCTAATGTTTCAGCTAAAGTAATCATGTGCTTTAAGATCTCTTGATCTCTGCTAATTTCTCTACCACTTGGTAATGTAGTGTCTTTAAATGGAAAAGGACTAATTCTTACTCTACCAATTTGGCCATCATATCTACCTTTAGATTGATCATTATAGTCTCTAAAGAAACCTTCAAAGTCACCTCCAATAGGTGCAGTTTCTATGTGTAAATGTATATTGTATGAATCAGCATCATACGGAGTTTGATCTAATGTAATAGAATTAATTTTTACTACATGGTTTCCTGGATCTAATACAGGTTTTGTACGTCCGCTTCCTGCAGACATGTCTTTAGTATTTAACATAACTTTCTTATTTTTTAAATTTGTTTCACTCATCTTAATTAATTTTCATATTCAATAATTGCATTTTTAACAACTTTTAATGAATTATCTATACGTGCATCATCAAACATTCCTGCTGGTGATTTACAAGTATTTTCTCCATTATTAGTTGTTTCAAATACATAACTTAACTTATCATTTTCATCTTTGACAACTTTACCAAAGAGAACTATAGAAAATAGACCTTCCAAAGTTAATGTATTATCTATCATTTTACCAATAGTTTTTGCTTTAACTTTTCTGTGTCCATTCACGTCTGTTGATTCTTCTGAATGTGTCAAAAAGAATATATATAAATCATCTCTCATATCTTTAGGTAATTTAGCTACTTGTGCTAAATTAGCTGCAATTTGAGTAAATTTATCATATCCTTTTTCATTAGCTCTGTCAAAGTATTCAAAACTTGACATATATTGCCAATCATCTATTACTAGATTCTTTATATGAGGCATTTTATCATTAACATGCATCATAGCTTTTATAATTCCTGCAGAACTAGACACTGGTGTCATATTTCCTTTTTGATTATCTTTGCTAATTGCTGTATAATTCTTTTTCCATCCTTTGAATGGTAAAGGTTTATTTGCAATGTTAATAATAAATGTCTCTTTAGGATCTAAATCCCTAATTGATGTTGATTTACCTGACCCGGAGTCAGCTATAACTAATACACTTTGTGCCATTATTTACGGTTTATTAATTTTTTGTTTATACTTAATAATGCTCTTTCAATTCCAATAAGAACATCTACTATTTCTCTATTTTCTGGATCTTTAATAAATTCTGGTTCCTTAATAGGTGAATTTCTATCAGTAACATCATTCATTACTTTTAATTCAGATACAGGTACAATATGTCTTTCAAATCCTGAACTACTTGTTACTTTTTCATATTCTTCAGCCCAATGATCATTATGTTTTAATAAATATAATGTTCTTTTAGAATCTTCTGAATCATATTCAATACTAACAAATTCTGTGTAAATATCTTTACCTTTTTGTAATTCACTTGGAAAGAAAGATACATGTAACTCATCTTTTCCTGATGGTCTATATGCCATCTTTGGTATATATAGTGCATTTATATTTCCAGATATTTGGAAATAATCTTCATGCTCTTTTCTTAATTCTAATACTTTTGCTTTACGCTCTTGTGGTGTCATATATTATCTTCTTTGTTCTTGAGGTGGTGTATCCATCTCAGTTATTTGCATTCTTTCAAATTCTGCTTTGAAAAAACTCATTCTTGTATCACCATTTCTTGCTTTTAGAAAGTGTAATACTAAAGTTCTGTCATTTTCTATTATATATCTATCAGGTCCATAATATCTAATCTTTTGTTTAGCAGGCCGATTGATACCTATTAAAGTATCAGCATGTTGTAACATTGCATCTGAACCAAATATATCTGATTCTAATACATAGTTACCATACTTACCATTTACTGCTCTATCTGGATTATCTATATTTCTATTTAATTGTGATAAACATATAAACATACAAGGGTAATCTCTTTTACATTGAGTAAAAAATTCACCTAATTCAAATAACATATCTAATCTGTTATTCTGATACGGTGCTCTTTTTACTAAAATGCTATGATCAAGAGTTATAATAGTCTTCTTACCTTGATGTAAGTTCATATATATATCTACTTGATCTCTCATTTGGTTAACAGTCATTGGTGTAGTAATAATATCTACAGGACTTTTAATTCTATCTTTAGCATATATATGACATTTGTCAAATGTATCTTTAGATAAAGTAGTTCCTGCACTACACAGTTCTTTATAAGTTTTACCAGTTAAAGATGAAAACTCTCTTAATGCTGTAGTTCTACCCACCATTTCAAAACTAAATTCTAATACTCTATAGTCTTCAGCTGGATTTAGAATGAAAGACTCTCTTACTATCTGATCCTTGATCAAAGTTTTACCTGATCCAGGACGTCCCCCGATGACTGTAAGTGTATTCCATTCTAATCCCTCTGTTATAGCATCATTAAATTTAGGCCATGGAGTTTGTATAGATTTCTCTTGTCCACTTTGCCTAGCAAGCATATATTTTAAAGCTTCATTAAAAGATTGATATTGTCCATCCCATGCTGGTTTAATCTTACTCATACTACTTTTTCTTTAAATGGTTGATTATCATCTAGTTCTACACCATCTTTAATCATATCACAATAATCAGCTAGTTCAGAATGCTTTACTTTATATTTATCTGTTTTACATATAAAATATTGACTTGTTTTCATATACATATAGTCTTTATCTTTATACTCATTTACATACATGACTGTTGCATGTGCAACTTGTTCCCATGTATAATCATATGTTTCAAAAAACCATCTAAATGCATTTTCTAATGTTTTAACATTTTGTCTACCTGGTTTACCACTTGGTAATTTACCTGCAGGCCATGCTTCTCTATATGTTTTAAGCATGTCCACATATCCTTTACCTAATAACTGTGTAGTAGTTCTTTTTTTAGAAACTTTAAAGTATTGATTGTATTTAACACAAATGCTTTTACCTTTTGGTGTTATTGAATACATTGGTCCTTCTTTATATACTACCAAACCTAATTTAATTAATGTTCCTACATCATATTGTTTATTCTGTATAGGAAAAGAAATACTATTCTTTATCCCATACAAGAGAAGTAATTGGTTCGGTGTAAGCTTGTCTTTTAATATCTTCTGGAATAGCTCTAACATAATTCTTAATATTTTTTTTTAGTTCATCATATGCCTCACATACTTGAGGATCACCTATTTCTAATAAACCTTGTGTTTGTTTAATACTATGTATCACACTTGCATGATGTTTATTAATGTGTGCCCCTGTGTATTGTAATGTAAAACCCATTTTATTACACATAAAACAAAAGAGTTGTTTGAATATTACAAATTCTCTTTTTCTGCACTCTTTTCCAAGAGTTCTCCATCCTTTATATTCTGGATATAGTGTACGCATTGTACCTAATACTAATTTTTCAAGTATTTCTACTGTTTTAATTTGATGGGCTGATTTCATTGCTTGTATTTCATCTTCCCATGTTTTAACATCTACAACGATGTCTGACTTATCACTTATAAGTATACTAATATTTTTTTCATACTTTGATTCAAATTTGTTTTTAAACTTTTGAATCTCATTGGTCATTTTTAAAATATCCTCTTGAAACATATTGATTTATTTTAAGGTTTGTAAAGATACTAAATTTATTGTATCTTTATGTATAATTAAATACTATTATAATGGCTAAAAAGAAAAAAACTAAAAAAGAAGAACCTTTAAAAGATCCAAAAATTTTAACTACTGAAGACAGAGAAAAAGCTGTCAAAAAAATGAATGAACTTTCAGGTTCTCAAGTGCTTACACTTCCTGATGAAGCAATTATTAATATTCCTGTATCAGGATTCTTTAAAAAATCTGTTGAAGGTGTTATGTATTATCTTTTAGAAGATTTAAATGCAACACAAATAATACACGTTATGGAAAGAGTTAAAACAGGTTTTAAAGATATTGATCCTGAAACTGTTACAAGTAGAGAAAAAGCACTTTGGTGTATTATGACTCTTTTATCTGAAATACATTGGCAAGCTGATGCTCAAGGTAAAAATGAAGTACAAGATCAAACAGTTGGTAATTCTATTGCAAGTTTTATTTCTGGAATAGAAGGTGCAAGTAAAGAAATAGGTAAAGAAATAGAAAAAATTCAAAAATCTAAAGAAGATAAATCTAACGAAGATTAATTCCTGAAAAGTCACCTATCTCAATTAATTCTTGAATTACAAGATTTAATTCAGATTTATTACACTTAGCAAAAGATTTGCAGTACTCTGATCCCCCCTTGTTTATGCAGAGTCCTGCTTTTCTTTTGACTTGTAGTTTCATTTCACCAAAACTATATCCTATGTCATTAGCTAGTTCTCTAATCATAGCATGAATCTTTGCAATTTGTGCAGCAGTTCCATTCTCACTAGATATACTAGCAAATATTTCTATTTTAGTTTCTTCAGGTAACTCTTTAATCCAATTTTCATAAAGAGTTCCTTTAGCTTTTATAGTGTGAATGAGTTTTCCATCCACTTTTTTTAATATTGAAAAGAAATTATTTTTCAAAATATAAATGTTAATACTATTGTTAATACAAATATAATTATAACAATATATGGTAAATTTTCTTCTATCATATCATTAAGAATTTTCATGATTTTCTGTTATTTCTTTTTCTATTTCATACATGACATCAGGACATAATTCATAGAAAAAATTAGCCATATCAACTTGTTCATCAGTTGACATATTTATTTCATCATTCCATAAGTAAACAGCATGTACTTCTACTGTTGATCCTGTACCAGGATAATCATGCGTAGCTGGTTCAGCTGGCACGTAATTATATTCTATATCTAGATCCCATTCATTTATTTTTTTTGAGTACGTATTCCTTGGCATTTTTCTTTTTTTTATTATCTATATTATTCTCTTTAAACCAAATGTTCATAAATTCATGCGGTGTACCTTGAAAATCTCTACGTATCATTTCAAGATATATTTCTTTCATTAATCCCATTTTTAATATTTTTTAACATTAAACGTGCAGGAAGTACTTTAGTAAAATTACAAGTTGTACAACACCTTCCTTCTTTATTATATAATGGTGATGGATTATGTCCATAACCTTCAAATTCTTCTTTACATATGCAACAATTTTTATTTTCTTCCATAATGATAAAACCAACAGCTAAAGCATATTATTTTAAATATTACTAGCTCTATGCTCATTTTTTAATTTTTTTATTTATCCAACAACTTATTTGTGTTGTTACATACATTCCTAAAGCAAATGAAGCCCCCATTAATATGAAGACTCCTGCCCATTCTAATAAATTTACCATCTTTTATAACTATTTATATTATTTTTAATTTTTCTTGTAAAATATCTTGTCAAAGAATCTGGACAATCATATTCCCAATAACCATCTCTATGTACTATAACACTATAATCATGCATATTATAATTAGGATGATCAAATGTTGCAACAATACGTGGTTTTCCATAGTCTAAAAAATATGAAGCACTAACATTTCTTCTTTTCTTTTGTAATACCCATTCATCTCTTCTTGGAACATATCTAAAATGCATTTCCATTACAGTATTATCACTCCATCCATAATTATGATAATAATAATTATTATTACCACTAATTGCATCTAATAATGCTATACCAAACCAAAAATTATAATTAGGTTTTTGTACATGATGATTATGATGCTTATTTTGATGTTTATGTTTATTTTTATGTTTTGGTTTTTGAGCAAAACTAATACTTGATATTAATAAAGCTAATAATATTACTTTTTTCATTTTTAACTATTTAAAGGATTATAAAATTTAATTTTTTCTTGATCAAATGTAGATAGTGCAGCATTAACCCACTTAACATCTTGACTATTTTTATAACACAATATATGGCAAATTGCAGTCTCACTAGGATTTAGGCGCAGCAAACGTCCTATTCTTTGTGCTGACTTACGCTCATTGCCATATGCATGCATTATAATACCTTGTTTTAAATTAGGTATTGTTACACCTTCACTTAATTGTAATACACAAGACAGTTTATCTATTCTACCATCACTGAATAACTGTAAGTTATCTTCTGATGCACTATTTTTAGAATGAAAACTGTGTTGACACATTCTATCCGCTTGTGCTTGTGTATTAGCAAAGACAATACATTGATCACTAATATTTCTCATCAAACCTTTAGCATATGCTTCTTTGGTTGGATAATCCATCATAGCTTTCATTCTCATAATAGAGAGGAATTGTCTTTGTTTTGGTGTTTGAGCATCTCCCAATGCTCCTGTATAGTACTGATAATCAGCTAGTTCTGAAGTATACCATGTTCTTCCATCTTTAGTAGATTTCTTCACATTCTTTACTTTAGATAAATCTAATTCATGTACTATAATTTGATAGTCATTAAGTATACTGTTGTCAGCTGCATCATCTACGCTAAATGTATATTTAACAGGACAATACTTATTAACCATCTTTAATTTTTGTCCATTTTTAGGTGGTGTACCGGTTAAGCCTAGTATTCTACCATTAAATTCAGATAAAAACTTTTCATGTGATTCTAATAAACTATGACATTCATCTAAATAAACTATATCATAATCTTTTGGATTCTTTTTATTTAATGATAAATATGTTGTATAAATTATATGATCTTCTCCTATTTTTTCTTTACCTAATAGTTCTAGTTCTTTGATCCAAGCAGTCATAACTGACCATTTAGGAACAACAACTAAAACTCTTATAAATGGATCATATAGTTTTAGCAAGTGTTGAATAGCAATTCTTGTTTTACCAACACCCATAGATATACCGAGCGTTGCTCTACTGTTATTAATTGCTATGTCTAAAGCATCTTTTTGTACTTTATCTCTTGAGATTTCTTTCACTTCCATTTAATTTAAACTTATATCATTATCTTTTAATAGTTTATATAATTGAGAGTTAGAGTTTATTTCATCTATCTCTTTCATTCTTTTAACTAATTCATCATATTGACTATCACCAATAGAGTGCATTTCTTGTCCATCAACTTCATTTATTATATGTAATAAAGTTTCTTGATCTATAATCTGAGGATTCTTTGACAAAAATTGTGCAAGATGTAATAAATCTTCAGGTGGTAAGTTGTTTGCTAAATATTTTAATAATTCTATCATATTCTTTTAATTGAAAATCCTAATTCTTCTGCCTCTATTGGATTTAATTCTATCCAATTGTGACAAGTTCTACATACTGATAACCAGGTACTTACATCATTATGATATATACCTCTACCTTTTTTATGATGTACATCTGTTGATTTACTTCCACATCTAGGAAGAGCAGCTTGACACATAGGATAGTCATTAAGGAATACCCTCCTTAATTGACTATACTTTGCATCAATTTTCTGCATCTTCTTTGATTTCTGTCTCATTTTACACTTAAATAGTTTTTTGGTAATAATCCTACACCTATAAACTTTAGAATAACATCTTCATAAGTTAAACCTAACTCTTTTAAAGTCATTTTATTCTTATAATCAGGTAAATATTCAAAAGGCATTTCATATATTTCTTTACCTAATTCTGATTTAGCAAATATACGAAAAATTGGTTTAGTTTGTTGAAATGAAACATATTGTTTAAGCTCATTTACTACATTTTGACCACGCTTCCAAACTTTAGTTATTCTTCTTTTCTTGTCCCAATGCATATTTTGTATTTCATCAGATTTATACATCTTTAACCCATGCAATATCTTTTTAAATAAAAAATGTTGTTTAGGATTTAATTTAGTATAAGTAAAATGTTTTTTTGGTAATTGTACAAATAATTGATATTCAGACAGCATACCTAGATAAGAATACCTAGCTATTTGTCTTTGTTCCTCTAATTTATTCAAATGAGGTCTTAAATTTTCATATTGATCTTGAGTAAGCATATTTTTTTGTTATTATTAAGAGGTTTATAAAAAAGAAAAGGGCTAACCATGACGAAAGCCCTTCTCAAATGAACAATTTAATCAAAAAGATGTGAGGTAACAAAGTCCACATCTAATCAAATCAAGTGTGATCAGTCAAAGTTGATCAGTCTTATAATTCAAAAGATTCATTTTCCATTACTACTTCTTCTTCCTGAGTTTCTTCAACTACTTCTTCTTTCTTTGCTTTCTTATCAGATTTTTTTTCTAATAATTCATTAAGCTCATTTTGATTTATAGTTTTAGATTTCTTAGGAGCAGCACCACCATTAGCTTCTCTGATTTCATCACCATTAACATGTCTTATAACATTATCTGTAGACTGTCCTGATGGATCATAAAATACTTTTCTATATATAGGAAGTTCTTCACCTGTATTAGTGTCAACACCTTTACATACTATACCAGTGTCACCAGCTATTTTAAGATCTCTATCTGGATCATTATCATTAAATGGAGTCATTTGTTCTTGTACATATAATATACCAGCAAGTTGTTGATTACCTTCATAACCTAATGATTGTAAATCTTCTACAGTACCATGTACTAATGTACTTAATACTTTTCTGTTTACCCATCCATTTGTACCAAAAGATGTTTTTTCCTGAGTTAATCTTATATGTCCATATTCTGGATTATTTTTAGATACTCTAATTGCATTACCTTGTTCGTCAGGACTTATCCTAACATTACTTGAATTTGTTTTCATGTTTAAAAAATTATTTATTAAAATTATTATTGATTGTGTGTGTGTGATTATGTATCATCACGATGAAAGTATTTATCTTCCAACTTCTCTATATCCTTGATTTCATCAAGATTGGGTTCTCTTTCATTAAATTCCCAAACTTCTGGTTCATCAGGTTTTTCTCTTCTATTATTTGCAAGAGTAGATTTATAAAAAGGATTAGTTATATCAGATGTGAATTCTTTACCAAGACCATTGAGTTCTCTAAAATCTTGCTCATCAAGCTCAAGATATTGTTCTAGAGACATCTCTATTATTCTTCCGTTAGGTAATTGGTAAATCATAGCACAAAAGTATACTATTTTATTTACTTTACATAGTCAAAAAACTTGACTAGTGCATAAATAGAAGAGTAGTATAGCTATCATGCTACAATAAATTTTCTACCAAACCTCTTTATATACCCTTTTTCCTTCAATTCTTTAATTTTTCTACTGATTGTACGTGGATGCACATCACACAGATCAGCTAAAGTGTTTACTGAAGGAAAGCAGGTTCTATTCTTATTACAATAGGTGCATATAACAGCATATACACCTTTTGCTTGTATAGATAGTTCTGGATCAGTAACTACATCTTTATTTACTATTCCAAAGGTTTCCATAATCCCATAATATTAGATCTCTTTACTCTTACTTCTTTATATTCTGTATCTCCATCATCTTTAATTCTTAAGCAAGCATGTATTATATATTCACTTGCATAAGGATTAACTCCATCTTGATAATTAGTATCATTTATGATTCTACCTTTAATATGACCATGCTCATCCATAAGTTTTGCATCCTTCATCATATCCTCTTGACATAAATCTTTAAGATCATATTTATTATCTTTAGGATCAAACCATACAAGATCTGTTTTTTTAAATAGTATGTGATCTCTTTCATTTACTATTTCATCTAATATTGCACCTCTTTGTTCATCACTGAGATGTGATATCATCATGTTTAATATAAAGTGTGATGTATTGTGTCCTAATATACCTGTACATTCCATGATTGTATCTTTTACTATTTTATATGTTATTTTTTCTATATTCATTTGATTATTATTATTATTTTTATTTTTATTCAGTAAAAGAATGGACAAAGGGAATTAAATCCCGTAGCTATTCTTTCATTAACTCCCTCTATCACTACTCACTCAAACAGAACAGGCATCTCAACCCGCTCAACTATTACCAACAGTACTATAACATAAATTAATATTATAGTACTGTTAGTTAGACATCAGTGTCACCATGCAACAACTTTATTTGCATTATATCCTTTATCATCAGCCTCAGATTTTTTTACTAACACCATTCTACTAATATCCATATCTTTAAACTGTTTTCTAAATCTAGAACCAGCTTCTTGTAAATCTCTCAACATATGAATATTATATTTATGACCAAACATATTTAGACCATGGAATTCCACTTCTTTTTTTACACTAACTCCCCATAAACTTAGAGTAAGATCAGTATCATTATCAACTTCAAATTCAAAAGGACCAATTATATTATGATAAACTTTAATTTCATTCATTTTTTTCTCCATCCATTTAGGTGCATCATATGTGTGTTCAAATTTTAACACAGTTGTTTTACTATCAGTATAATAAATACTTGATACCATACCACCAAAGTATTTATTATGTATAAATAGTTTTTTACCTTCATGACATATACTAACAGATGCATCATGTCCCTTAAAAGACTTACCTCTATCAACTTTTAATATATTACCATTCATATTATCAGCATGATATATCTCACCACTTGGTCTTTCTTTCTTTGTACTTGTTATTCTTTCATTTAGATCTGTAAGTACTTCTAGAGCTAATTTTGTATTAGAGTATATAAATTTTTTCATTAATTATTATTTAAAAGTGAGTACATATTTTTCACGCAATATGTTAGCGTTATGTCATTAGTAGAGACAATCCTCTCTATCATCTCTACTAATAGTGTGTTACTGAGTAAGTGTGATTATTTAAATAACCACTTCCAAAATCCCAGCGTATAAAGGAGATATGTTACTATCTCAATTATAAGAAAATATGTCTCTCCAAATGGCTCAGGTGCAAATAGTATACTAAATGCAAGAGCAAGTGCAAGACATGTTAATACTGTTGCAAATGCAGGTGCTAAGATAAGAATAGCTATCTTAAGCGGTAAAATAAGATTCTTCATAATTATATATTTAAGTGAACATTAATTAAATGATTTACTACAGTTTACTCTGTTATAATAAATAGTACAGTGAGTGATGAGCAAACTACTCTCACAATGATGACTCTTGGGTTCCCCCTTAGACTTCATTAACCCTATGCAGGCGATTAACCTTTATACTCATTATGTTCTCAATATTGATTAGATACCAAGGTTATAACATTGTATAGTTCCGTATCAGAACTTCATAAGTTTGCCAGGACTTTAAGATGGCCCTATAGCATTAACGCTTTCAAGATAAGTTATTGTTATCTTGGTTTCATCATACTCCAATTGATATATTTAAATAAGATCATACAGTCATTCAACTATACGATCACCCATCATAGGCCAATCAGATGCACTAACCCTCTTGAGAAAGTTTATTGTGCGACACTCAGGATACGTTGGTAGCTAGCCGTTGTATCCCTTGTACTATTAAATTAAATAGATTAAGTTACCTAATAAGACTCTGGCGGCTTCTTAATTTTATAACATCCTGCTTCATTATGCGTTATATACATAAATTGAATGTTATCTATTTATAAAGTGGAGATGCTCAGAATTGAACTGAGATACTACATAGTACCACAAGTGGTCTTCTATGTAGGCAATACCTATCATCCCCATGATTTAAACAGTTTTCTCTGTTAGCTTTCCTAGTTCACTATTACCGTGTGTGGTTCCTAGGTGAATTTGTCCACTTTATATCTGCCCATACTATTAAATTATGGTACAGTTTACTGTTAGAGTTTTTAAGTGTCTCACAACACAAGTTAACTCAATAACTCTGGTCAGTTCTGTTATTATCCGTCTGATTAGATTTGCGGTTACTATGTCTCTTATCCTATAGAGAGAGAACATAAAGACTATATACTAGCAACTACCATCACAGTAGTTTATTGCAGAGAACACCCTTCACATCTCATCTAGGCATTTTGATTGAGCAAACTCACTAGCTATAGCTATATTATTTATTATGGTTCATTCCATTATATTTTGTGGTGTTAAGTGGTATATTGTGGGAAATAGACTACACTTTTATTGACACACGTGCACAATTAATTAAATAATTGCAACACTAAACAGAGATTTACCTACATTAGTACATAATGTAACCATTATCACAGGACTTAGGACTAAGTTGAGATAAAACTCTGTTTGAGTGAGTGTCTCCATGCACTTTGTTGGGCAAAGTACGTACATTGTTGACGGACAACAATCAAAGCTTACTTGTGGGCTATCAACTCCACAATTGGGCTTTTGGATTACCTTGAGTAACACACGAGTAATCTGCTATGGTAGGCCGTGCGGGAGAGGCATTAGCTATTGCTAATCCTCTGACTCCTGCTTGTCATAGGGCTCTGCCCAAAACAAGCCTGTCTCTTCACCAGATTCCTGGTCAAGGACTGGAGAATCAGACAATCTGATTCCCTCTAAGACTTGATTTGGTTTAAACCCGTATGAACGAGGATCAACTGTTTCACCAGTTTCCTCATCCATAATGACAAGAAGACCAAACTTAGCGTTCCCTTGGGTACGCACAGTTGCAGTCTTACCATTGAAAGTCCTTGTGACTTTATCAATGGCAGCAGTCTTGACGATAATAGTATTACTATCATCGGCAACCTTGTGGAATAAAACATCCATTTGGTTTTTTAAGACTTCCCTTGTTTAATTAGGGGGTGGTAACCCACCAATTTTAAGCCGGGGAGCAGAACAATGGGACCCCACGCCAATGCTAAATACACAACAAAACTTTTTTGGGAAAAAAATTTTAAGTATATTATATAGGTAGGGGGACTAAATAGACACCCAATCCTTTAGTAAAAGGTTTGTGCATTTATATATAACCCTTAGTGTAATGTTGAAGAGTGTGTTTAATTATGCCTCTTCTTATGTTTAATTTTATAAATTTTTTAATTATGGCAAATATTTCAATGGCGGCTGCAGAACCTTATTTATATTTTAGAGGGGTAGCTGACGAAGACTTATGTGTACAAGCGTCAAAGCTTACTTCAGTACACGCAACTTCTGGTACTAACATCAGATTAACTTTCACTGGCAATGACTATGCATATTCTCTGTTTGACAGAAAAGACGCAAACAAAGAGACAGCAGGTGAGTGGAAAAATCTTAGACATGTGTATGTTAATCTTACGCATTCTGGTGGTGCAAATTTTGAAAAGTCGTTCATGAAGAAACTCGTACAAGCTATTAATACTCCTGTTGCTATTGGAGACTCTAGGTCTACATACAACGGAGGATTTATAGTTGTATATGATTCTGTTGAGACTGGAGCTAACTTCGCTGGTATATCTGCTGCTGCAGTGACTACTGACGGATAGTAGCTTTTTGAAGATTATGGGGACCTCTGTTGGTTGGGCCCAATCTTGTTTTTACATGCTGACAAGTTCCCACTTCTTCATTTTTTTTATATATTAGCAAATCTTTAAATTACAATTATGAGTGAAAAAGAAAATAATGAAGAGATCTTTGACGAATATAGTGAATCTGAAAAATATGAAATGGAACAGATGATGATAGAAATGGCGTTTGAAAATTCGTATAAAATTATAACAGAACAAACAACATTTGAAAAATTATTAGACGCAAGAGGAAATGTAGAAAAAGCAATATTAATTTATGATCCAGTATTAGGATGGGGTAAAAATGAAATAGAGGATCTAATTTATTATTTTGAAGAAAATGAAGAATATGAAAAATGCGCAAAACTTAAAAGAATATTAGATGTACAATTATAATGCAAAATGTATAAGAGTAGTTGATGGTGATACCATTGATGCAGATATAGATCTTGGCTTTGGTGTTAAGATTAAAAAAAGAATAAGACTTGCTGGTATTAATGCACCAGAGTCTAGAACTAGAAATAAGGTTGAAAAGAAATTAGGATTAGCTGCAAAAGAAAGATTAATTGAAATGATGGAAGGAGCTGCTAATTGCTTTGAACTAGAATCACAAGAACTTGGTAAGTATGGTAGAGTTCTTGGTAGATTACATATAAATAAGCTTGCAGGTAAAGACACATTAACACAAGTTTGCGTAAATGACTGTCTCGTAAAAGAAGGTCATGCCGTTGAATATGACGGTGGCAAACGTTAAATAAATAAATTATGGCAAAGAAAGCAAATAAAGTAAATTGTGAAGGTTATAAACATCACATGATGTATGACAAAAAAACAGGAAAAGGAGTTATGACAAAATCTTGTCAACAGCATTTAGATTTAATGGCTACTCATACTCATGATAAACCTAAAAAGAAAAAGAAATGATGAATCCAGTTTATAATAATAAAGGTACGCGTGTTCCAGGTATGTACAAAACTGGAGGATCTACTCCTGCATGGCAACGTAAAGAAGGTCAAAGTCCTTCTGGTGGATTAAATGCTAAAGGTAGGGCATCTGCAAAAAAAGAAGGATCTAATTTAAAACCTCCTGTTACAGAAAGTAACCCTAAAGGCAAAAAGAAAAAAAGAAAAGCATCATTCTGTGCTAGAATGCGTGGTATGAGAAAAAGACAAAAACCTAGTAATAACACAGGGAAAGACAGACTAAGCTTATCTCTAAAAAAATGGAACTGTTAATATGAGTGTATTAAAAAAAGTATTAGAAGATAGAAAAAAAGGTGGATCAAAAGATGCATGCTATAGTAAAGTAAAAGCTAGATATGATGTTTGGCCTTCTGCTTATGCTAGTGGTGCTTTAGCTAAATGCCGTAAAGTTGGTGCTGCTAATTGGGGTAATAAAAAGAAAAAATAATGGCTGTACGTAAATCTGCAAAAGGAGCTGCTCTTAGACGTTGGTTTAAAGAAGATTGGAGAACACCATCCGGTGATAAAGACTATAGTGGTGGAGATACTACTTTTAGACCTACAAAAAAAGTAAGTAGTAAAACACCTTCTACATGGAGTGAATTAAGTGATTCAGAAAAAGCTGCTGCTAAAAAAGAAAAGAAAACTAAAGGTAAAGTTAGTAGATATAAAAAACAAATGGGTGGTCAAGTACAAGGATGCGGTTGTCCTTATGGAATGCAAATGGGACCTAATAATGTTTTATAATGACAAAGTGTGATAATCCAGATTGTAGACCAGGTAAAGAGCCAAGAGAAGTGGAAGATGCGGATATAGTAATTGTAAATGAAAAATATAAATTTTGTCCTAATTGTAAAGCACTCTATGATCAAGTTATAGATTGGGTAAAAGATTATGACTATTATAAAAAATAGATAATGAAAATATTTAAAGACAATAATGATTGGAATGAAAAAGCTATAGTTGGTTTTGTAGCTTTTATAATCATGTGTATAATAATGATTGCTGATCTTGCCACTGGTTGGTACGGTTATGATCTTGTAATTAATGAATTCGTATATGATTCATTTGTTTGGGTTGTTCTCGGCTGCTTTGGGATTAGCGGTGTAGAGAAATTTGCCAAAAAATGAAATGGATAGGTAAGCACCCTGTATTTAGTGATCTTTTAATTGGAGGAGTACTTCTTACTCCACCAGATTCCCCATATGAATATGAATTAACTTTACCCAATGATGATGGTACTGCAGGTCAAGTATTATCAACTGATGGTAATGGTGTATTAAGTTGGGTAGCTAATGGTGTAGCCGTACCTAATGTATTAACTGCAGGTACTGGTATTGATTATAATACTGGTACTACATGGGATGGCAGTGTTGCAAAAACAATTAGTGTTGATGTATCTGACTTTATGACTAATGGTATAGATGATAGAGTTATTACTGCAACTGGTACAGATGCAATGAATGCTGAAGCTAATATGACCTTTGATGGTAATAAGTTAACTCTTACAAATACTTCAGGATCATTTGGTTCAGCAAGTAATGGTATAAACATAGTTAATAGTGATTTAAATACATCATCTGCTATTTGGGCAAATTTTGATAAAGATAATGCTGGAACTAATAGTGCAGATTATGGTTTTAAATTAAACTATGATAAGACTATAGCAACTACAGGTAGTAATGCACAATCTGGTACAGGAGTAGCTTTAAACCTTACTGATAATCAAACAAACGTTGGAACTAGTACATTTACTGGAGTAAGTAATTATCTTTCACATACTACTGCGGCTAACACTAATCAGGCTGGTATGGTTAATAATCTTAATGGTGCTACAACTACATATGGTATAAAAACTACAGCAACTGCAGCTGGAGTTCCAGCCACTACTTATGGTATTTGGCATTTACTAGCAGATGGTGCTTATGATTTAATGTTTAAGAGTAGTGATGTAACTACTGATGATTATTTTGCACTACAAACTAAAGCTAGTGGTGAAACGGATATAACAACAGTTGATGGTGGTGCAGCAGCAGCCCATTTAAATCTTATTATAGATGGACAATTTTCTGTAGCTTCAACTGGTATTGATATAAGTGGAGCTGGAGTTATATCAAATGCAGAATGGCAAGGAACTGATGTTGGAATAGCTTATGGAGGAACAGGAGCAAGTACAGCACAAGCTGCTATTGATGCCTTAACTGCAGTTAGTGGTGCTAGTGCTGGTCAAAGATTAACTAAGGATGGAAGTGGTAATGCTACATGGGCAAATGCTACTACAGCTACTACACTAAATGGAACAACAGCTGGTGGTGTAGCAACATATGCAAGTGCAAATACACTTGATATTGAACCTAACTTTACTTGGGATGGGAGTGACTTGCATGTTTCTTCTTCTGTTACCCAAAAACCTCAACTTATTATAGAAAATACTAACACTGACAATAAACCACCTAGTATAAAACTTTTAAAAGATAAAGGTGCTGCTGGAGCAGATGGAGATTATACAGGTACTATAAAGTGGAATGGAGATAACTCAGCTCAAACAGAAACTCAGTTTGGTCAAATAAGGAATAGAATAGTTACAGCGTTGGCTACAGATGAGGCATCTAAGATGGAAATAGACGTAGCCGCTAGTAATGGAACTACTTCACAGCTGAGAAACATGATAGAAGGTGTAGGACACGGAACAAATGATACTGTTAATGTCAGTCTTGGTTACGGAGCAGCTTCTGCTACAACAATAGCTGGAACACTTACTATGGGAAGTACAGCCGCAATGACTAATGCTGGTTTACTATCTGTAGGAAATCAATCTAATATTACAGGATTAGGTACTATATCATCTGGAGTATGGGAAGGAACTGATGTAGGTGTAGCACATGGTGGTACTGGTCAAAGCACAGCACAAGCAGCAATAGATGCTTTATCACAAGTAAGTGGAGCAAGTGCTGGTGAAGCTTTAATAAAAGACGGTAGTGGAAACGCAACATGGGCTGCACAAACAGATACTACATATTCAGCTGGAGATGGTTTAGATCTTTCTGGTACTACATTTAGTACAGATCTTAAATCTAATGGAGGTTTAGTTATAGAATCTACAGAATTAGCAGTGGATCTAGGGGCTACTAGTATTACAGGTACCTTAGCAGTAGGAGATGGTGGAACTGGATTAACAACTGCAGGTACTAATTATATGCTTACAGGAAACGGAACAAGTGCATTATCAGCAGAGTCACTTGCTCAATTTAATGGTGCTACTGGAAGAATGAATGTAGGGTTAGCACTTTCACAATTTGAAGCTGGTGGTTGGTATTCTTCAGGATCTCCAAGTGCTGAATCTCCTGGAAGTGGTAGTACTATAGTATTAAAAACTTATAATTTAGGTGGAACAGCTTTACCTAGTTTATTTAAAATTGCAGGTTCAGGACAAGGTGGTAGTGAACCTCAATTTAGGTTTGAAGGAGGTGAAGCAAATGGAACAGATAACTCAGGTGGAGATATACATATAATAGGAGGGGCAGGTACAGGAAATGAAAGGAGTGGAAAATTTGAATTTCATGGACATCCAGGAGGAGGTGGTACTGGATCTAGCAATAATACTACATCTGTAAAATTTACTATAGAAGCAGATGGAGATGTTTCAATGAGTGGAGACTTAACAGTAAGTGGTGGAGATATTACTTTAAGTGGAACAGGTAGAATACAAGGTGTAGATACAGTTTCTGCTAGTACAGATGCTGCTAGTAAAGGATATGTTGATGGACTTATTCCAACAGTACCAGATGAGGTGGTAAGTTCAGGTACTCATATACTTAAACAAACTAAAGTTACTATAAACCAAGCAGGGTGTAATGCTTTAAATTCATCTCCACAAACATTAGTGGCTGCACAAGGAGCAAATAAAATAATAATACCTGTAGAAGTTACTTGTTTAGTTGATAGAAATTCTGCTGATACTTCATTAGGAGATCTAATAGTTGGGTGGAATAGTACAACAACATATACATATGCTTTAAAATATTCAAGAAGATGGATGTATGGTATAACAACAGATATGACTTTTGTTCTTGGTACTTATGCAGGCAAGGGTGCAGCAAGTTTAACAGGAGGTGAAAATGTACCTTTAACCATAGCAACATCAACAGGAATGACAAGTAATAGTTTAACTAGTATGACAGTATATACTAGTTATTATGTAATAGATAATTCTTAAAATTAACAATATGGCATTAGGAGGAAAAACAAGTAAGAAATTTTATGTAACATCAGGAGGTGGTGCTGATGAAATAAATAGTACTAGAAAAACTGCACTAGATGCCTTTAATACAGCAGATGCAGCGGCAGGATATAAACAATTAATAGATGATAATACATTAGGTCCACTTATAGTAAACTTGCAAGAAATGCAAGATGATATAGATGAATTAAGAAGATATGTAGATACTGCTAGTGAATTAAGAGGAAAGATTAGTCCATTACCTTTAGCAAATGGAGGAACAGGCACCGCTACACAAACAGATCAAGGTATACCAACTGTAAATGCTGGTGCTGGTACAATAGGAACATCAGCTGATCTTGTATTTCATCATGGTGGTATATATGTTCATGATACCCTTGATAATGCTAACTATGGTAGAGTTGGTGTTGGTGCTAATGGATCTATGGATATTACATCATATGATGATGTGGGTACTTCAGCTCATATAACTATAACATCAGATGGTCAAACTACAATAGATGCTGCTTCAAGTATTACTTTAGATAGTGGTGGTGACATTGCACTTAAAGCTTCTGGATCTTCTAAAGGTGCGTTTAAATTAGATCAAGTTGGGTCGGGCTGTGAAATGGTAGGAATACAACAAGTAGTTATAGATCTTAATCAAGCTCAACTAAATCTTATATCTACAGCTAATAGTAATAAAGGTTATGTAATAATACCAGCATTAGGTAGTGGTCTCATGCCTGTTGTACTGAGTATGCACACTCATACCATAATGGCAAGTGGAACTCAAAATACTGTAGCTCAGGATTTCTATTTAGAATATGATGATGGTGTTACAAAGGATCTTAATCAATGTATATATTATCAAAGAAGATTTATGAATAATATGGGAACAGGTGGGTTTCAAAGACTAGAAGAGTGGAGACCATATAGATTTTTGCAAAGTACACAAGCTTATCCAGCATGGGTTAATAAAGCTGTATATTTATCAGCAAATGCAAACCCAACAGCTGGTAGTTATACAAGCATAAGGGTAATGGTAACGTTTCACGTAGTTAAATTTTAAATTTTAAATTATGGCATTAACAGGAAAAAAATACGAAAAATTTTATAAAACAACAGGAGGTGGTAATGATGAGGTTCCTGTGTCTAAGTTGACTAAAGCTGAAGAAATATGGGATTATGAAAGAGGAAAAGGTATGGAATATCATATAGGTCTTCCTGAGTTTGCTCCAATAATATTTCAACTTCAACAAATGCAAGATGAATTAGATTATCTTAGAACAGAGATATCAACTAATAAAGACAAAGCAGGTATATCAACTAATCAAGCAAATGCTATTACAGCTAATACTGCTAAGACAGGAATAACAACTCAGCAGGCTACTTCTATAACAGACAGCGTAAACGAGGTTAAAAGGCTTGATGGCCTTATTACCACTAACACTACTAATGTAACAGCTAACGCTAGAAATATAGGAATAAACAATTTGGCTGCAATAAACGTAGGTGCTTATCCCGCTTTACCACCTTTTTCATTACCAGGTACTACTCAGACTCACACGTCTGAGATAGTTTATGACCAAATACAAAAAAAATATTTTCTAAATATTTATTACGTAGAAACCTCTCCGGCTATTGGTGGTAAAAAGGGTCAAAGAATAGTAAAAACAGGACAAGTAGAATTAAAATAATAAGATATGATATACAATATAAAACAGAATCATACCGGTAATACAAATAATACGTTATTAGGAGAACAAAAATCTAATAATGGTAAAACATATAGAATACATTCTTGTAAAATATCTAACACTGATACAACTAACGTATATGTAAGTATTAAACTCCATGATGGTACAAATACAATAGATCTTTTTAAAACCTTCTATATAAGAAAAGGTTATACATTAGAATTGTTTGATGAAGCTTTTGATTATCCTGATAAATATGATCTTGTTCTTGCTTTAGATAATTCAGCGTATCAAGTTAGTTGGATTACAAAAAGTGAAATATTAGATATAGAATCTAAAGATTTTACTTCTTGGTAAGGAATTAAAAAATATTTTTTCTTTAAACTTCTTTTATTTAAACTTTTTTTATATATTTGCCTAGTTATTAATTTAAAAATTTTAATCATGGCGGATATAAAAGAAAATCCAAAAGAAGCAGTTGAACTTTCACAAGAAGAATTAACTGCAAAAAGAGATGAGATCACAAAATATTATAAAGATCACATTCCTCATTTAGAAGCACAGTTAGAGTATGAAGGCTTATTAAGAGATATTGAAAAGTGTCGTGCAGAAAGAATGCAAGCACAACAGTTTATGACAAAGATGTCTAATGTTCCACCTACTCCACCTGTTCCTGAAGTTAAAAAACCAGTTGTTAATCCAGCTAATAGACAAGCTTTAGAAGATTTTGAAAAAGCAAAAGATGCAACAAAAAGCAATGAAGAAGGGAAAAAAAGAACTCTTAAAAAAGCTAGTAAAGATGCATAAACCAATAACAGTTAGTAGAGAACAAATAGAACAAACCATAAAGCAGATGACTAGTCATGTGTGGTTTGAGAAAGGTGACTATAATCTTAATATTGTAGGTATTAGAAATTCTAGTACAGATAGTAAAGTTACAAATGCTTTTGATGATAAAATAACTTTATCATATAAGACAGGTACTAATAAAAAAGGTGAAGGTGGTCAATGGCATTTTCATTGTTTTGATTGTACTACAGATCCTGGAACTCATTGGGTTGAAAACATAATGAGAGAGGATGGTGTTGCAATATTAAAACCTGGTCAATATAGAGGTAGTCATATTATTAGAAAACATCAAGGTAGATATGAAGCTTTAGGACAAGATAGACCTGTATCAGTATATAGAGATGATAACCGTGATCCATGGTATAATCTTCTTGAGGAATCTGTACAAACAGGTAATTTTGGAATAAATATTCATAGAGCTACTAAGTATGCTAATAAGAAATCTACACAAGTAGATAAATGGTCTGCTGGTTGTCAAGTTATTGCTGCTAATAATGATTGGAAAGAATTCATGAGTATTTGCAGAAAAGCTAGAGATAAGTGGGGTAATAGATTTACTTATACATTATTACAAAGTAATAAGATATTAACATCATGGCTCTAGTTAATAAAGTAGATAAAAAAGTAAAAATGAGTAGGGATGAAGTTATTAAATTTCAAATCCTTACTCATTGCTTTTTGAATGATATACAAATTAGTAATTCTGATCTTAATTGTTTAGCCGAACTTGCAAAAGAAGGGAGAAAAGAATTAACTTCTTTTTGTGATTTAATATCAAAAAAAAATATATTTAAAAGTTCTCAATCTGCTAGAAATGCTATAACAAAAGCTGAAAAGAAAAAGTTAGTTATTAAAGATGGATCTAATAAAAAAATTATTTATATAAATCAAGATCTAAATGTACAAACTGAAGGTTTAATACTTTTAGATTATAAAATTTTAGGAATTGAAACCGAAGAATCATAAAGAATTTTTTAATGAGGTGGCAAAAGAAATTGGAGTACATAAAGATGTTGTTGATGATTTTATAACTTTTTATTATGCAAAAGTAAGAAAAAATTTATCTAACTTAACTGATACTCATATCAATGTAGCTGGATTAGGAACTTTTAGTTTAAGAAAAAAGAAATTAGAAAAAGCAATAAAAAGAAATAAAGATATATTAGGTAATCTTGAGAAAATGACTTATAAAGGTTATGAAAAATATATACCAGTTAAAGAAAAAATAAAACAAATGGAAAGTGCTTTAATTGAATTAAATAATAAAATACAAACTAAAAAAAAGTTTAAACATGAGAATAAATAAAATTTTAGGTGCTCTTGGTAACGTAAAGCAAATTGCTGAAGGTGTTAAAAATAAAATTTTTAAAAATGAAGATGTTGAAGAAATAGCAGATAAAAGATGGATAGATTGTTCTATGTGTGAAGCATTAGATACTAAAGGTACTCGTTGTGCTGTTCCTGCAACACAACCTTGTTGTTCAGACTGTGGGTGTAGTTTAGGACTTAAACTTAGAGCTTTATCATCAAGTTGTCCAAGAGGTAAATGGAGTGCTGTTGTAAATAAAGAAATGGAAGGTGTAATTAAAAAACAAATAAAAGAAAAAGAAGATGCCAGTAATATTTAAATCAGATGGTCATATATATGAATCACTTAATGAAGATCTTGAAAAAGATCAAATTAAATGGACAAGTGTTACATCATTTGTAGGGATGTTTAAACCTAAATTTGATGCAGAAGCACAATCTAAAAAATCATCTAAAAATAAAAGATCTAAATGGTATAAAATTTCACCAAAAAAAATATTAGAAATTTGGGATAATGAATCTAAAAGAGCTATTGGATTAGGTAATTGGTATCATGATGAAAGAGAAAAAAGATTATTAGAATTTTCTACAATAGCAAGAGAAGGTATAGAGATTCCAATTATAAAACCTATAACTGATAGTAATGGCATTAAAGTTGCACCTGAACAAAAACTAAAAGAAGGTATATATCCAGAACATTTTGTCTATTTAAAATCTGCCGGTTTGTGTGGACAAGCAGATCTTGTAAGTATAGTTAATGGAAAAATAAACATACTTGATTACAAAACTAATAAAGAAATTAAAATAAAAGGTTTTACTAATTGGGAAGGTATAACTTCTAAAATGTATAAACCAGTTAGTCATCTTGATGACTGTAATCTTAAACATTATAATTTACAATTAAGTTTATATGCTTATATTATTAATAAACATAATCCTAAACTTAGAGTAGGAGAGATTCAAATACAACATGTAAGTTTTGAAGAAGAAGGTAAGGATGATTATGGTTATCCAATAACAAAGTATAATGATCAAAATGAACCAATTATAAAAGAAATAAAAATGTATGAATTACCATATTTAAAAGATGAAGTTCAAAGTCTTATTATGTGGTTAAAAGATAATCCTGTATGTTAGTAAAATTATTTGATATACAAAACGGTAAAGTTGTTCCTAGTGAACACTGTTATACATTAAAGTCTTTAAAGACTATTATGGATAAATATCCAGATACATATTTATCTGTATATCAATATGTATTTTACATGACATGTCCAGATCCAGATTTAAATCCGTTCTTTAATATGCCTGAACATGAAAAAGAAGATCTTATTATAGAAGAAATTGAATTTGAAGAATCATCTGAAGATGGAGCTATAAGACATGCTATTGATACATGTAAAGAATTATATGAAACTCCAACCTTTAGAGCTTATAAAGGTATTAAGGCTATGTTAGATAGATTAGCTAGGTATATGGAAACAACTTCTATAGATCACGGTAGGGATGGAAATCTAACTGCTTTAGTTAATACTGCTGCTAAGTTTGATCAAATTAGACAATCTTTTAAAGGAGCGTATACAGATATGAAAAATGAACAACAAAGCTCTGTCCGTGGTGGGCAGGGATTAGCTTATGATCAATTATAAAATTTAAAACTATGATAAAAGAAAATGTTAAAAACTATAAAGTAATACCTATTGGTAAAAGAATTTTAGTAAAACCTGTTAAAAAGGTTGAAACTACACAATCAGGAATAATTTTACCTGATTCACAAGTTCAACAAAAACCTCAAGGTAGAATTGTTTCAAGAGGACCCGAAGTATGTAAAGATCTTAATGAAGGTGATTTTATACAGTGGTCAATGGCAAACAGTGATGATAGTGAATTTATGCATGAAGGAGAGATTCATCTTTTAATGCATGAAGGAGCTGTTCTTTGTAAACTAGAGAATGTATAAAAAAATTCCTACATATAAAGAAGGAAAATGGGATTACGTAGAATTTAAAGAAAAAGAAGATTTTACTAATTTTATTTTAGAAATTTTTAAAGAACCTGGGCAGTATCAATTTGATGAAACTGCCCTTGTTTTTAACGAGCAAGCTAAAGTATTTAATGATCAACAATTCTATTGTAATAAACCTTTCAGGTCTAAAGATTACATTAAATACTGGAATGATGAAAAAGAAAAATGCAGGGAAGGTGTAATATTCTATGGAAAGAATAATACATTTTATCTAACAAGAGATTATTATATGTGGTTAAATTTCTTACCAATCTTTGATAAGGAAGAGAAACATTATGGATTTGCTAAAGTTAGAGATGCACAGTATCACATGGCTCTTTATGAGTTATTAGCAGAACTACATTATAGACATTCAGCAATACTTAAGAAACGTCAGATAGCTTCTTCTTATTTTCATATGGCTAAAGTGTTAAATCAATTTTGGTTTGAAGAAGGATCTATATGTAAAATAGGTGCATCACTTAAAGATTATATAAATGATAAAGGTTCTTGGAAATTTTTAGAAGAATACAAAACTTTTCTTAATGAACATACCGCTTGGTATAGACCAACTAATCCAGCTAAAGTTTTATTATGGGAACAAAAGATTGAAGTTAGAGTTAATAATAGAAAAACAAATAAAGGTTTAATGTCAAAAATTCAAGGTGCATCTTTTGAAAAAAATCCAACTACTGGTGTTGGTGGACCTTGTACTTATTTCTTTCATGAAGAGGCTGGTATTGCTCCTAAGATGGATCAAACATTTGAGTATATTAGACCTGCAATGACATCTGGTATGATGACTACAGGTATGTTTATTGCTGCAGGTTCAGTGGGTGACCTTGATCAATGTGAACCTTTAAAACAGATGATATTAAATCCAGATGGAAATGATATATATTCAGTATCAACAAACTTAATGGATGACAAAGGAACTATAGGAAACTGTGGTTTATTTATACCAGAACAATGGTCTATGCCTCCATATATTGATAACTATGGAAATTCACTTATTGAACAAGCTCTTAATTCTATAAAAGAAGAAAGAGCGCAATGGAAAAAAGATTTAAATCCTGAACAATATCAATTAAGAATATCACAAAAACCTATAGATATTGCAGAAGCTTTTGCATATAGAAAAGAAGCAGTATTTCCACAGGGTATAATAAGCAAACAAATAAGAAAAATAGAAGAGAAAGAATATGCATATGAGTTTGTAAAATTAGAAAAAGAAAAAAATACTATAACAGCATCAAAGACAACTAAGCTTCCTATATTTAATTTTCCTGTTAATAAGAAATTAGAAGATAAATCTGGTGCAATAATTGTATGGGAAAAACCTGTCAAAAATCCATCTTTTGGAATGTACTATGCATCTATTGACCCTGTATCAGAAGGTAAAACAACCACATCAGATTCATTATGTAGTATATTTGTTTATAAGAATCCTATTGAAGTTACAAGAGAAACATCTCAAGGTATAGAAACTTTTTTAGAAAGAGATAAAATTGTTGCATCATGGTGTGGTAGATATGATAATATAAATAAAACACACGAACAATTAGAGCTTATAATAGAATGGTACAATGCCTGGACATTAGTTGAAAATAATATATCCTTATTTATTCAATACATGATATCTAAGAAAAAACAAAAGTATTTAGTACCAAAACATCAGATTGTATTTTTAAAAGATCTAGGATCTAATCAAAATGTTTTTCAAGAGTATGGTTGGAAAAATACTGGTGTATTATTTAAAAATCATCTTATATCATATGCAATAGAATATGTAAGAGAAGAGATAGATCAAGAAACAGATGTTGATGGAAATGTATTAAGTTCATCATTAGGAGTTGAAAGAATTCCTGATAAAATGTTATTGACTGAAATGTTACAATACTTCCCAGGATTAAACGTGGATAGACTTGTGGCATTTTCTGCATTAATAGCTTTTGCAAAGCTACAACAAGCTAATAGGGGTTATTTAAAGCATAAACAACAGGATATGTCTAAGGATAGCTTGGAAAAATCACAAAAAATGTATAAATTAAATATGAGACCTTTTAATAATTTAGGTAGAAGAAAAAAATCTATAACTAATAAAATTAGAAGATCTCCCTTTAAAAACATAAAATAATGAAAGGATATTGGACAACTTCAGGTACAGGGTTAAACACATCTTGGGAAACATCATCTTCATATGAAGATAGTATTACTGTAATCTACACTATAAAAAAATAATAATATGAGGGTACTTAATGCCTTACAACTGAAAAAGGGTGCAAAAGCTGATAATAGTTATCCTACTAATTCTAGCTTAACTCAACCTACACAATTTTTACCAGCTAAGAAAAAAGATGATGATTGGGCTGCATGGAATTTAGATTGGTTAGAATTACAGGGGATGGAATATCTAAGACATAATGCTAGAAAAATTCTTAAAAATTATAAACTTGCAAAAGGTATTATTGATAAAACTGATTATATAGTTGAAGAAGATAATGACTATAAAGATCTTATGGATGTTTTAACTAAAGAAGACAACTCTGCTTTAGAACTTAAATTTTATCCTATTATTCCTAATGTTGTAAACGTGCTTACAGGAGAATTTTCTAAAAGATTTTCAAAGGTACAATTTAGAGCCGTAGACGATCTTTCCTATAATGAAATGTTAGAGCATAAAAGAAAGATGATTGAAGAAAATCTTTTACAAGACGCAAAAGGTAAAATGGTTTTAAAGATGATTAGTATGGGAATGGATCCTCAGTCAAAAGAAGCTAAGGAACAACTTAACCCAGAAAAATTAAAAACACTTCCTGAAATAGAAGAATTTTTTCAAAAAGATTATAGAAGTTTGGTAGAAGAATGGGCATCACATCAATTAAAAGTTGATGAAGAAAGATTTAAAATGCATGAACTTGAAGAAAGAGCTTTTAAAGATATGCTTATTTGTGATAGAGAATTTTGGCATTTTAAAATGATGGAAGATGATTATGATGTAGAACTATGGAATCCAGCTTTAACCTTTTATCAAAAATCTCCAGATACAAGATATATCTCTGATTCTAATTATGTAGGTAAACTTGATATGATGACTGTTTCAGATGTTATAGATGCATATGGGTATCTTATGACTGAGGAACAATTAAAATCTTTACAAAATATATACCCTGCTAAAAATGCAAAATATACTATATCTGGTTATCAAAATGATGGAACATTTTATGATCCTACTAAATCACATAAGTGGAATACAAATATGCCTTCGTTAGGTTACAGACAATTTGTTAGTAATTGGCAAAATTCTCCAGATGGTGGTAATGATATTGTTAAATGGATATTAAATGAAGGAGAAGATTTACACGTATGGGGAGAACGCAATATGATGAGAGTTGCAACTATCTATTGGAAAACCCAAAGAAAAATAGGACACTTAACAAGAGTAATGGAAGATGGAGATGTTGTTCAAAAGGTTGTTGATGAAAATTTTAAAATAACAGAAAAACCTATATATAACACAAATCTATTTAAAGAAAAAACAAAAGATAATCTTGCTTTTGGAGAACATGTAGATTGGATATGGATTAATGAAGTATGGGGTGGTGTTAAGATTGGTCCAAATTTACCGGCAACATGGAAGCAAACTTCAACAGAATTAAATCCAATATATTTAGGAATTAATAAAACAAAACCTGGTAGAGTACAATTTCAATTTAAAGGTGATAGTAATCTTTATGGTTGCAAACTTCCTGTTGAGGGTAGAGTATTTTCAGATAGAAATACTAAGTCTACATCACTAGTAGATTTAATGAAAGCGTATCAAGTTGGTTATAATATGGTAAATAACCAAATAGCTGATATACTTGTAGATGAACTTGGAACTGTTATTATGTTTGATCAAAATGCTTTACCACGTCATTCAATGGGAGAAGATTGGGGTAAAAATAATTATGCAAAAGCATATGTTGCAATGAAGGATTTTGGTATGCTACCATTAGATACATCTATAACTAATACAGAAAATGCTACTAATTTTAATCATTATCAAACATTAAATCTTGAACAAACAAATAGATTAATGTCTAGAATAAATTTAGCTAATCATTTTAAACAACAAGCATTTGATGCAATTGGTATTACTCCACAAAGATTAGGGCAAGAAATATCTAGACAAACAGCTACAGGAGTACAACAAGCTGTTCAACAATCTTTTGCTCAAACAGAAATGTATTACATACAACATTCAGATAATCTTATGCCTAGGGTTCATAAAATGAGAACAGATCTTTCTCAATATTATCATAGCACTACTCCTAGTATTAGATTGAACTATATATCTAGTGAAGCTGAAAAAGTTAATTTTCAAATGGATGGTACGGATTTATTAATGAGAGACTTTAATATTTTTTGCACAACTAAAACAAATCATAGAGCAATATTAGAACAGCTTAAACAAATGGCATTACAAAATAATACAACAGGTGCAAGTATATATGATTTAGGTAGTGTAATAAAAGCTGAGTCAATTGCTGAAGTAACTAGCATTCTTAAAGCTTCTGAGCAAAAACAACAAGCTCAAGAAAAAGCTAAATTAGATCAACAGCAACAAATGCAACAGCAACAACTTGCTGCTCAAGCTCAGGAAAAAGCTGCAGAACGTGAATTCCAATCTTCAGAAAATGAAAAAGAAAGACAAAAAGATCTCATGGTTGCTGAGATAAAATCAGCAGGATATGGAGCACAGTCAGATATTGATCAAAATCAACAAAGTGATTTTCAAGATGCAATGGGTGATATGCGTAAAAGAGATGAATATAGAGAGCAAATGAATTTTAAACGTGAAGAAGCTGCTATAAAGAATTCAGTAGATCAAGCAAAGTTAGGAATTGATAGAGAAAAATTAGCAACTCAAAGAGAGATTGCAGACAAAAATTTACAAATTGCACGTGAAAATAAAAATAAGTATGATGTACAAAGTTCTGCAAAGAAATCTGATAAGAAGAAGAAATAATAATGATAGCTATATACTACTATAAATTTTAATTTTGAAAAAAATTTTTAAGGTTTAGTAATAAATCTTTTGTATATTATATATATAACCACTAAAAACCAAAAATGTTATGACCGAAAAAGAAACCAAATCAGTTGAAACAAAGGTTGAGCAAGTAAATGTTGACCTTAATGATATTTTTAACGCAGCTCCAGGTGGAGATTCAATAACTCTACCAGAAGAAACTGCTAAAAAACCTAGCTTATTTGCTAGAAAAAAAGAAGTTGATACATCTTTTTTGTATGAAGATAAAAAAGAAGAAACTGTTGTTGAAGATAAAAAAGAAGAAGTAGTAGAAGAAGGGGAAGAAAAGGAAAATGTTAAGGCGGAGATTAAAGAAGAACCTAAAAAAACTACTGAAAAGAAAAAAGAAAAAGTTGATGTTGAAGAAGTATTAGGTCTTACAGATCTAGATACTGTAGAAGAAGAACCAACTGTAAAGAGAGGAAGAAAAAAAATAGAAGGAATATCTGATGTTTTTTCAAAACTTATAAAAGATGAAAAAATAATTCCTTTTGATGATGAAAAAGAGCTTGATGAATATACTGCTAAAGATTGGGAAGAATTAATTCAAGCTAATTTAGATGAACAAGCAAATACGGTTAGGCGTGAAACTCCTAAAAAGTTCTTTAAAAGTTTACCTGAAGAACTACAAATAGCAGCAAGATATGTTGCAGATGGTGGAAAAGATCTTAAAGGATTATTTGGTGCACTATCAAGAGTAGAGGAAACTAGAGAACTGGACATAAAAAATGAAAATGACCAAGAGCAAATAATTAGAGAATATTTAGGAGCAACTGGTTATGGTAATGCAGAAGAGATTTCAGAAGAAATAGAAATTTGGAAAGATCTTGGTAAGCTTGAAACACAAGCTTCTAAGTTTAAACCCAAATTAGATAAGATGCAAGAAAAGGTTGTTGCTAAAAGATTGGAAGAACAGGAGATGAAAAAAAAGCAACAACAACAAGCTTCAGAAACATACATGAAAAATGTATATGAAACGTTAAAGGGAGGTGAGATAAATAATGTAAAGATAGATAGAAAGACGCAAAGCTTGTTATATGAAGGACTTATTAATCCATCATATCCTTCTGTAACAGGAAAAAATACAAACTTACTAGGACATCTTCTAGAAAAGTATCAGTTTGTTGAACCAAACTATCCGTTAATAACTGAAGCACTTTGGTTATTAGCAGATCCAAAAGGATACAAAGAGAAGATAATGCAGAAAGGAGAAACTAAAGCGGTTGAAAAAACAGTTAGAAAATTAAAAACAGCTCAATCACAAAAATCTGTTTCTGCTTCAACAACTAGTAAAGAAAAACAAGGTAAGGTAAGCAGAAAATTACCTAGAAATAAAAATATATTTAAAAGGTTTTAATATATTAATTAATGTTTAACAAATAAAAAAGAATTAAATTATGGCAACTCCGGTTTCAAATAATGGGATTTTTCTAAGAGATACTCAGTATAAAGCTAGTTCACATGTTGATTCTTATCACTTAACAAATATGTTAGGAGATGCAGAGCCTATGGATATGGGCCCTATTGATATTTGGGCAATGACACAAAAAGTGGAAATGCCTTTGTATCAGTTAGCATCTTTTGGTGGTCAGAATACAATTATGGTGGATAATGCTAGAGGTGAGTACAAATGGCAAACTCCCGTTGCACAAGACCTACCATTTACGGTAGGTAACGTGGATGATACTACTGCTGTCGCTACAGGTAAACTGGGCGTAGACGGTACTTCATTCCAAATTAAATTAAATAAAAGAGCTTTTGGTCACGGTGATATTATTACTTATGACAAGTATAACGGTCTTGAACTTTACATTACTTCTGATGATATCATGGAAGCAGGTGATGGATATATTTATACTGTTCAATTAGTTAATAATTCAAACGCAACAGCTTTTGATGTCAAATATGTTGCGGCAGGAACTAAATACTTTAGAAAAGGTTCTGCTCGTGGTGAGTACGGTGAAAGATTTTCAGATCTTACAACTGCAACAGGTTTCAGAGAATTCTACAACTTTGTAGGAGGAGCTGAAGCACACGTTCACTATTCTGTATCTTCTAGAGCTGATCTTATGATCAAAGGAGGTATGAATGCTGATGGTACTGTTCCAGTTACAGAGATTTGGAGATCATTTGATAATAATATGGATCCATCTGTATCTTCATTGGAAACAATGGTAGAGACTATGGGTGCTGATTATGTAAGACGTGCATTTGATAATGGTGATCTTTCTAGAACTTTCCTTACTAATATGGAAGCTGCTCATCTTTCTAAGATAGCAACTGATATTGAGACTTACTTAATGTGGGGTAAAGGTGGTAGAGTTAAGCAAGACGGACCAGATGATATTAGATTATCTGTAGGTCTTTGGAAGCAATTAGATAACTCATTTAAAAGAGTTTATAATAAGTCTTCTTTCAACTTGGATATGTTCAAGGCTGAACTTTACAACTTCTATCAAGGTAAAGTTGAATTAGATGGTCCAGATCCACAAAGATCATTAATTGTACAAACAGGTATTGGTGGTATGCAATTGATTAATAAAGCTATTAAAGATGATGTTAGCATGATCAATAATGGTGGAAATAATCCTTGGGTAATCAACGCTGATAATGTAGGTGCAGTTACAGGTCAAGGTATGGATATGGGTTATGGATGGTCATTTACATCATTTGTAATTCCATTCTTAGCAAATGTAAAATTCGTATTGAATCCAGCATTTGATAACTTACATACTAATGATATTGAGAATCCACTTATTGATGGAAGACCTTTAAGTTCTTATTCATTTATAATTTTTGATATTACTGATCAAGGAAATGATAACATTCACATGTTAAAGCTTTCTTGGGATAATCAATTGAAATGGTTCTACCAAAATGGAACTATGGATTATATGGGAAGAACTCAAGGTTTTGCTTCTTCTGGTAACTTCAATGGGTATAGGGTCTATATGACTCAAACAATGCCTGCTATTTGGGTTAAAGATCCAAGTAAAGTATTGAAGATTGTTATGAAGAATCCAACAACTGGCGGATCATTCTAATATGTTTTTAATTTAGAAGAGGGGTCTTAGGATCCCTCTTTTAAATTTACTTAATTTTAAACTTAAAAAACCTTTTAATAATGGCAAATAAAAAAACAACTAAAGAAGAAGTAATAGAATCTACTATTGCTATAGAACCTGCTATTGAACAAGAAGTTTCAATGGAAGATTTTACAATGATTGAAAAATATCAACAAACAAAAAATCAAAATATATCAATACGTCCTTATGTTACAGATCATGAAAACATGGGATTAGAAAATTACAGCATGTCTCTTTATGATAATGTATTTCATGAAGAACAATTAACATGTTTAGATGTAAACGGTGTTAGAAGATATGTTACAGGATTAAATGAATTTTCTCCTGAAATAAAATTATTACCTAAAGCAGAAAAAGAAGCTAAGGTAAAACAAATAAGAACAGCTGTAGCTGAATTAGAAAAAGAATTAGCACAGAATGTTGTTAAAGTTGATGATCCAGAGTTCTGGAACAAAGTTAAATTACTTAGACCTAATAATGATGAGTTTTGGTCTAAGATAAGTATAAGGGTTGGAAATGATCCTTTATTTTTAGATCCTAAAAAAGATCCTTATGATTTAATAAAGATCTTTGCAATTGAAGCAGGTGGATTTTCTATAGTTGCTAAAGACTTAGAAACTGCAAAATTAGGATCAAGATATAAATTTTATCTAGACAACTTTAAACAAACTGTTGATACTAGAACTAAACCATCTAAAGTTAGAAATAGAGCTCTTGCAGCATTACAAACAATGTATGATTCTAATCCTACAAAATTAAGATATGTTGCAAAAGTTGTTGATACTAATAGTTTACAGTACAATAATTCAACACCTAATGATGTTGTTTATGAAAATATGGATGCATATATTCATGGGCAAGGAACAGAAGGAAGTAGAATAAGAGCTGCACAAACATTCTTAGATTCATCTAATAGATCATTAGAAGAGTTAAAGTTAGCAGCTATCTTAAAAGATGCTAAGGTGTATAAAATTATTAGAGATAAATCAGATGGATTTATTTATACGGACAAAGATGAAAGATTAGGTAGAACTATGGAAGATGTTTTACACTATATAGCAAGTCCTTTAAATGATGAAGTTTTAATGTACATTATGGATAAAGTTGAACATCAATGGTCAAGATAGATGAATAATACAACCCTACAAGTAAAGTTTAAAAAAAGACTTAATAAGATTGATAGTCAAGATTATGATAATATTCAATCTTGGGAAATAGCTGAAGCATATAATAAGGCTCAAATAGAGTGGTGTAGAAGACAATTGTCTGGTACAAATATGCGTCAAGAAGGAGACGAAATGTCTAAGAGAAGAATTGATGATTTAAGTATATTATTAAAAAGAGAAACGCTTATAGGTGTAGATGTTATCTATGATGATAAATTTGGATATTTTGAAAGTACTAACTTTGGAAATATTTATAATCCTAATATAGGAGGAGATTATTTGGAATTTAAAAGGATTGAATGTAATTCTCAACAATGCTTTCCTTTTATTCCAGCTAGTGATATAACTCAATTAGTTGATGTAACAAATACTGTACCTGGTTATTGGCAAGATGGTGGCTGGACAGTTACAGGTGGATATTATAACCCTGGTGCAGAAGCTGAAGTAACAACAGTAAGAAGAGTTCCTACATTTACTTTTTATAGTCATGGACAGTCACAATTTAATATTCCTAAAAGTCCTTGGGATCAAAATACAATAACAAGTTGGGGATCTTTAGGAGCTGTTTTAGATTATGCAAATGATGTATCCGGTGGTATCTTTCCAGGTATTCAACCTAGTGAAGTAGTTACACAAGAACCTTGGGTTTGGAATCAAACTTTAGAATTTGCATATGTAATGCAAGGTATAAGTCCTTATAGTACAACGCCTCCAGGTAATTATGATATTGTTTATAATCAAAATATAATACCACCTTGGGGAGGAAATTCTGATTCTAATAATGATGGTATTACAGATGCTTGTGATTTATGTAATAAAACAGCTTTTGAAATTACTAATGATACGGATCTTTTAACTTTAGCTTGTAGTGGTAATAATACAGGTTGGTTAGTTGGAGGACCTTCAAGAGAATGGATTAATTGTAATGGCGGTGGTCCTGGTATAGCAACATATGAAACAATTCCAGATTTATATGGAGAGGATTATGATGGAATTTTATATGATGAAGACGGAAATACAGTATTACCTTATAATTATACCAATACTCCAAACACTTGGGCAAATAATAGTCAAGCAGTATTTGCTCAGGTAGAACCTGGAGAATATTGTGGAATTGCTTGTTGGTGGAAACCAGGACGTGTAGATAATATTGGATATAGCTTAAATGATTGGCAAACTACTCCTGGAGAATGGGTTCCATATACATTTACTGAAAATGAGGATGTATATATAGATCCGGTTACAACTACTTATCAAGTAGAAGAAACTACTACAATACCTTTTCAAAATTGTTATTGTGCTCCTGGAGCAGATAAAGATAATTTTTGTGTTAAACCTAGATCAATGACGGTTTATCAATCAGAGGTAGCTAATGTAGATGTTATATTAAGAGATCCGTTAAAAAGACCTGATTTTGAATGGTCAGAAACATTCTGTACTTTTCAATCAAATAATGTTACTCCTCAAATAAGAATATGGAGAAAAGATTTTTATATAATGGATCCAGTATTAGTTTACTATAGAGTCCCTAGGAGAATTGAAATTCTAGGATCAGTTGATCCATACACTGGTATTGCAGTTGCTGCAGATGTTAATCCTGAATTTAAAGATGATATAGTAGAACTTATAATTGATTCAGCTGTTGCAATAATTGCAGGAGATATAAGTGATGTAAATCAAATGGGAAGAGGATCACAAGAATCAGAGAAAAACAATTAGTATGTAAAATATTTTTTGTATATTATAATATAAGACCAACTTATTTATTTATATATTTTTTTAACAATTTAAAATTTTTTTATTATGAGTTATTTCAATCATAGCTTTGTAAAGACATTTTTGCCAATTAGAACAAACGCTGATTTAATGAATAACGTTGCAGCTTCTGATGGAGATCATATTACTGCTGCTAATGCTGCTGGTACTGCCGGTAGATTAGCAACAATTGATGGTGATAGATTTTCTGATGACTTTAACGCTGTTGTTTTACCAGCAACTTTGGATAATGCTGTACCGTATACTACGACTAGACCAAGGTTAATGTATTTTGCGCAAGGATCTCCTTACACTTCAGACACATTAGGAAACAGTACTACACCTCATGGAGGTTGGTCTGAGTCCTGGAAAAGTAAAACAATTAACCCAAGATACATACAAAGAATAGGATATTCTAGAGGTGTTGATGGTGTTGCTGCAAATGTAGAATTAGTTGCAGACGGTTCTAAATGCTTCCCTTGTGGAGGTTTAGGAATGGTTAGACTTGATCTTAAAGGCAATCCTGCATTAAGATACATGGCTCACAACATGTACAAAATATTCTCTAGTGATAATCAATGTTGTGCATCTACTGCTTCTTATCAAGATCCAATTGCTGTAATGGTGCAAATTGGTAATCAAATTAAGAATGATGACTGGTGGAAAAAGTTTGTAACAGTAAATGTTTACAGTACCACTGATCTTACAGCTGGATCACCAACATGGACAGAAGTTACATTAACTGGTGATAACGCTGCTGATTATCCTGCTTCTGGGTACATTAACCCAACAGATGATGATGGTGCTAAACTTAAAATTACTGCTGGTTATACAGATACTAATTTTTCAACATGCTCATTTGATCCTAGAGATTACAATGGACAGTACACTGCTGCTGGAGGTTTAGAGCCTCTTATCCCTGGTGCTCAAGTACTAGACGATACAGGTGATGTTTGTGTTTCTTGCGGAACAGAAACAAAAACTGCTCCTACAATTTTTACAGGAGATGGTGGTACGGTATTAAGAGATATTCTTTTATCTGAAAGATACAGACAGCAAGGAATGCATATTGGTAATAGAGACGCTTCAAGAATGAGAAACATTGAACAAAGTGATTTATTATTCAACTATGTAACTATTGATGATAGTGTTAAATATGATACTTATTATTTAACACATAGTATACCAAGATTCAATAATCCTACTGGTGTATTTGACAATGACAGATATACTTATAAAATCCCAGCTATTACTGGTAGTACTGGTGCAACTGTCATGGACACTGCATGGGGACAACTAGCAACTTGGGGATCAACTACTAACGAGAATTTGGATGGACCTTATAATTCAGACGGTGCTTAATAGTTAGTATATATCTCAATTTTTTTAAAAGGGCGGGTTTATTCCTGCCCTTTTTATTTTTATATCATATGCATTTTTTGTATATTATTTATGAGTACTATATTAAATTAATCTTATGGCAGCAAAACATATATTAAGTCTAGAATTACTTCCTGTATCTAATTGTGATATTTTTAGTATTAAAGATACAAGTCAATATGCAGATAATTTAGAAATTGATTGTCCTGAATTATTAATACAACCACCCGGTTTTAATGCTCCTTATATGATAGAGGTTCAACCAGGATTTGATTTAAATTTAACAGCTTGTGCAATAGGTTTACAAACATATGATTGTGGAAATAATGTTGCACCATATCCTGATGGAATTTATATAATAAAATATAGAGTACAACCGCATGATAAAGTTTATGTAGAATACAATCATTTAAGAACAAATACTTTAATGAGTAATTATTATAAAAAATTATGTGATTTAGATATACAACCTTGTGAATCTACATCAGCAAGAAAAAAAATTCTAGATGATATGAGACTTATTAGGACAATGATAGATGCTGCAAAAGGAAAAGTTGAATATTGTAACAGTCCAGATGAAGGATGGGACTTATATAAATTTGCTGAATCTAAATTAAAAAAGATTACATGTGACATTTCATGTTGTTAATTAAAAAAATATGAATTATCCAAAAGATTTTGACAAAAACTTAATTAAAAGAATTGAAGTTGAGCAAAAATTTGCTGACTATATCTATAAAGAATTTAGAACAAAAAGATATGGTTTAGCTCCTTGCTGTTCTTTAAGTCAAATGGATAAATATAAAATAAAAAAAGAATTATGTGATTGGCAAGATCTTAAAATAAAAACATATTCTTCAACTACATATGAAGAAATAAATTTTTATCCAATTCCAGAAAATAATCCAGATCTTTTTGATTCTGAAACTATAACTACTACTACTACACTTCCAGATACAACTTATACAACTACTATACTTGTACCGGGAGAACCTATATATCAAATAGAAGATTGTATAAATAATTGTATATATCCTCCTGTATTTAAACCTACAGTTACACAACTTAAAAATTTATCTACTGATTTTCCAGGAGATGATATTGAAGCAACTGCAGGTCCTGGTGAATTAGGAATGGAAAATGGTAGAAATTCTATACTTAAATTTAGTCAACAAGATCTTGAGTTTATACCTAATACATCTGGAAGAGCGCAAGTAAGTTTATATTCTAAAATAGATGTAGGCAGATATTTACTGGAATTTTATATGATGGAACAATGGGGAGTTATGGGTATTGATTTTCCTACTGTAGCAATGTGGGTAAATGATTACTATGCTAGTGGACAAGTTAATTATCAAAATCTTTTTCAAAATTATAATTTACCTCCTGCTAGTGCATATCAAGAGTGGCTATCTAATAATGATGCACATTATTATGCTCTTATGGCACAATTTACATTATTGCCTGCACCAAATGCAGAAGGACCTACAAGTGGTGTTAAATTAGCATGGACTTATAAAGATCCTGTTTTAGAAGCTGATGGTTATGGAAATAACTTTTATGAAGAAATTGATTTAAATGGTGTAACTTATTATGCAGGATCTCTTGAGGCTGAAGATCCTTCTTATGCAACTACACTTTTTGGAAATGAAAGACCTTTTAAACAAATTCAAAATAATCAAAATAATTGGTATGCTTTAAATGGAGGTCTATATTATCCAATAACACAAAGTAATGAAACACAAATGATGAGAGCAGTTGTTGTAGATGAGAATGATGTATATCAAACTGATTTTCTTATACCTGGATCAGGAACATTATTAACTGGAATGGCTGATCCATCAATATATTATTATTCAGATTCTAGTTTAGCAGGTGATTTTCAAGGAGATTCTAGTTTTTCATGGGAAGTTCCTTATATATGGGAACCTTTAAGTACTACAGATCTTAGACAACCTTCATGTTCTTTTAGTTGGGGTGTAGGTACTATTAGTAATTTTCTAAATATAGGTCCAGATGGAACTTTAATTGAACCAGGTTCATTGGATACTAGATGTACATATATTGGTATTGAAACATTTGAAGAAGAAGTAATTACGGTTACAGAAGAAGGTGAAACAATAACTACTACAGAAACTTTTTATGAATGTAAAACTGATAATGAATATATTGTTTTTAAAGTATATAATCAAACAGGTAATCCTGTAAAAGGATATGAAATTATTGTAAATGGAGGTAATATTGGAAAAACTAATGAAAATGGAATTTTTAAAACTATAATAGAAAACGCTTCAGTTAAAACTAAACACACTTTAAATATATGTCACTGTTTTACAACAACAGGTGCATGTACTCAAAAAGAAATAAAAATTATTGTGAATGATGATGATATAACTAATGTTACAATTGATAAAGTTGATTGTACACCTATATCATCGTCTGACTAATAGATATGATAACTTGGTTGTTAATTAAATCTTTTGTATATTATTATATATAGTAATTTCAAAAGAAATATAAAAAAGAATATTTATGTTACCACTTAGTACTGGAAATACAAACGGATGCACACCTATATCATCTAATTGTATTGTTTGGCAGGGTCCAGATTTAGCTTGTCTTAATATTTGTACAGGAGACACAATCAGTGTTGTTGTTGCAAAAATGGCAGAATTGTTATGTTCTTTAATTCAAACTGGATTAGATAATTCTTTTGATATTAGTGGAGTTATACAAAGTTGTACTGCTGTTGGTAGTAATCCTCCAGCAACAGATCTTACATCATTATTACAAAATATTATTAATGTTGAATGTAATTTACAAAATACAGTTGCAGATGTTGTAGAGAACTATAATCTTATTCAAAATTATTTTGAAGAAATACAAGTAATTCAAGGTCCTAATGGTAATGATGGATTTGACGGTGTAGATGGTCAATCTGTTATTGATACAATTGATAATGGTGATGGTACTTTTGTTTTTGTTTATGGTGATTCAGACGGAAATATAACAGGTTATTCAGATGTAATTGAAGTTCCAACAAATACTATAACTAATGAAATAAATAATGAAACAACTATAACAAACACTAATACTGTTAATGCATTTGTTAAATTGCCTAAATGTTTTCTTAGAGCTTTAGGACCTCTTTATAATAATGCTACGCAACCTGCTACATTAATGCAGGATTTTGAACCTATGTGGTTAACCACAGAAAATCCACAAGCATATTATGAAGTAATTGGCACAGATGCTAATGGTGTAGAGCTATTACAGTATTATAATGGATGGATGGAACTTGTTACTAACAAGCTTTGCTGTCTTTTACCTTGTGAAAGAGTAGATGATGATATTGATGATGGTAGAAACCCAGTAGATCCTGAAGATCCAAGACAACCAAGAATTTCAGATAGAGCTATTCAAAGATTACCATTTATAACTCAATTAAAAAATAGAGTTTTAGCAATAGAAAAGAAAAATGGTACAAGATATATTCCACCAAAAGTAACTGTAAAATGCGTTATACCTAATAAAATAGGTAAACGTGTAGAAATGCAAGAGTTATTATCAGCTCTTGAAAAAGATTATTGTAATTATAGAAAATCTATTGGAAGTACTGCTGATGTACTTACAGCAGCTAGACTTGAATGTGCAAATTTATCAGGTGGTAAAAGATTATCAGGAAATGGTGTAATGTCTACATTGCAAGGATGGAATACTAAACCTTCTAATTTAGCACAATCATTTAGTAATGCTTGGAAAACTATATGTGACTTAAGAACAGCTGTAGAAGATTTACAAGGAACTGTCTCTCCAACTGCTTGTACTGGATTTGTATATGATCCAAAAATATCATTACAAAAAAATGGATCTGGAGAAATTAGTGGTATAGGTGTTTTATTTGATTTATGTACTATTCCTAAAGGATATTATGATTGTGATAAAGGTAGAGGTACTAAAATTGTAGTAGAAGATTCTTCTTTAAATACACTTGTTAGTTATGCAAATGTTTCTCAATTACAAGGAAGCACTAATGGTCATAATATTTCATTTAATACAACTAGTATAGATACAACAAGTAATTTTAAAGTAAAATTTTATTTTTGTTTTACTGATGGATCTAATCAATGTGAAAGAATAATGGATATGACTTTAGAAAATACTTCAACATGTCCAACTATCACTTTAACTAGTACTGGTGAAACAAGTATAGAATATAGCATTGCTGGATTAAATACAAATTCTAATTCTATTTATGATATAATAGTAGAAGACTCTACTGGAAATTTAATATCTAAACAACAAATTAAAGATCCAACATCTACTTCATCAAGTGGAAAAGCTAGTAGTTTAATTGCAGGAACAAAATATAATATTTATGCTCAAGTAACAAGTTCTACGGGAAATATATCTACATGTGCTAAATCAGAATTTATAACTACTGCACCAACATGCACAACATATTCAAAATTATCAACAGAATATTTAACTGCAATTTCTAAATTAAGCACCACTAAAACAGTTATGGCAACATATAAAGATGGTGCAACAATTACAGCTTGGATAGCTGGTTTTGATTCTGTAACTGGATTACCTACAGTATATAAAGGAACTGATTCTTCAGAAACAGGAGGAGATGTAGATCTTACTTTTATTAAAAAAACAAAATCTATATCTGATAATCCTACAACAAGTATAAGTTGTGGAAACGTTGTATATAGTGCAACAGGAATGTCAACTTCAATGAATTCAAATGAAAACGGTTGGCAATACGTAGATGCATTAACTGCAAATGGAAGTACAACTTATTATATTTATGCATTAATTAATACAAGCAAGAAAAGTATTGATCAAGTTGTTTTTTGTTGTGACTGTAAACCTTCTTATGTAAGAGCAAGATATGGAAAAATATTAAATGATGATGGAACAATTAATCCTAATTCAAGAGCGTATAGACCTGAAAAACATTCTTACTATGTTAATAGTGGTGGAAATTTAAGAATACCAATAGATATAGTTGGATATTCAAAGCAAACTACACCAATAACTTGGGATGCTACTGCAACAAATGGAGGTACAACTAAATTTTATCTTCCAGCAGATACAAATTATGACCCAATGCTAGGAGGTGATGTTCAATTTATATATACACCTAATGCTCAAAGACCTACAGCAGGAATGGATTCTGTTGATATTTATGCAAAAACAGATTGCACTATAGGAAATGAAGGTAATAGAACAGTTAACACTATTACTATTCCTATACAAGATGCTGCTCCTATAAAAAATAAAGATACAGATATTACAGTATTTATAGATACTAATGTATTTACACTAGCAGAAGCTAATATACTTAAAGATGAATTAGAAAGCTCTAAACATCAAATACAAGCACTATGTTCTGATTGGTCTGGAACAATTAATTATGTTCCAGTAAAAGGTTCTAATTCAGGTGATTATTTAAATTATACAAAAGCAATGGTTGACATGCAAGGAGGAGCATCAGGTAGTATTACTGTTGCAAGTTCTTATTCATCTATGTATTCTTTACCTGCTTATTGGTCTGCTGGAACAACACTAGGTATACCTAGTACAGTATATATAATAGCATTTATTGGAGATACTAATCTTAATGGTAATTATGGATCATCCGCTTTAGCAAATGGATGGAATTCACCCTCTCAACCTACACCAGCTTATCAAAAAAATTATGATGAATTATGTGATATATTAAATACACATGGTGGTGCTGCAAGAAGTGTATGGGGTGTAACTCAAAATTGTACTTATAAAAAGTTTGATTTAACTCAAATATTAGTACCAGTAGTTTCAGGATCACAAGATACTAGTGCTGCTGCTGTATTACAAACTATGGGTGCATTAACAGGAACTGTTTTAAATAATGCAGCATTAAAAGGATTATCTACAGGTAGTGTTCAAAATCCAGTAAATTTAACTGATTATATGGGACCTAATGCATCTATGATGGTTCCTTATAATGGAACAACTTCTTATGGCGCAAATACTATTACCGGTTTATATGAACATGGTTTTAGAGTTGCATCTTTTATAGATAAAAGTTATTTATCAACTGATTCTAATATTCAATCTTCTGGAGATCAATCAAGTTGGATAATAGATTTAGTTACTAGTGTAACTGCGGTTGATACAGCTGGTTTAGGCTTATTACAAGATATAAATTGTCCAAAAGGTGAAGATGTTATGAAACCTATGAAAGGAACGCTTAATGGGGTAGATTCAGTAATTTATGGTGAAGGTGCGACTTGTGCAACTGCTGGAAATGCAGGAAGATCTTCAGGTACATGTATACCAATATATAATTCAACAGGTGTAATGTTTGATTCAAGCGTAAAAGCTTATAAAACAATAGCTGGAGGTGATTATGGTTCTACTTCTTCTGAATTAACTGATACTAAATGGTATGCTCAAAATGGATCTCCTAGTACAGATAAAGTTAGAAGAGTTGCTCAATATAACTCAAGTGGAGTTGGTGGATATTGGATAAATGCAAAATACGTAGCTGATGCATCATGTACATAATAATTAAAAATTAAAAAAATGGCTTGTCAAAAATGTGCTTCAAATAAATCTTCTTCTTGTGCTTGTCAAAGTACAAGTTATACTATACCTGAAAATGCGGTATATGGAGATTCTACATGTAAATTACCTGCAGAGCCTTGTGAAAGTGTTACATGTACAGAATGTGTAAGACATTGTCATTCTGAAGATAAGTGGTGTGTAAAGTATCCAACTGTTACTGGTGCTGTTTTATTATGTATGCATAAAGGAGAAAGATTAGATCAATTTTTACAAAAAATGGCTTTAGCACATAATAATGCAGAAACATATCCTTATAAGGTTAGAAGTTTTTATGCTGATCATGTAACAGGAGCAAGTAATCCTACTGTAAAATTTATTTGGTATGATTTTTTATCTGATCTTGAAGTAATAAAATTAGAATATAGACCAGAAGGATCTGGTGATTGGCAAGTTATTAATGCATTTGGTAGTATAAATCCATTAACAACAAATACATTTACTTTAGATAGTACAATGGCTACATTATTTCCTGGTACAACTTATGAATTTAGATTAGTTACACAATATAATGGTATAGTATATGCACCTGGTTCTGTGGTGTTAAGTATAACTATACCAACTGCATAGCGAAGCGTGGAGATTTTTTGTTGGTTTTACTCTGCAAAACGCTCTGAGCCCTAGATATTCATCTGGGGCTCTTTTTTTATTAACAATTTTTTTATATATTAGCACCACTAATTAATATAGCTATCTAATGAGTTTAAAAGAAAAAGTAAAAAATGCTTTAAAATGGAAAAAGAATTCAGAGTATTGTGCAGAAAGATTAGGAATAACAGAAGAAGAATTTGATAAAATAAAAAAAGAAATTTATGCAGAAGACAGAGAAAAAAGAAAAGAAGAAAGAGACATGGGATATGTTACAGATGATTGTACGTCATCATACAACATGGAAAGTGGCCAAGGAAAAATTACTGGAATCTCAAATACAGAACCTAAGTCTCCTGAAGAAATTATACAAATATTAAATATTGATACAACACAATGGAAGTTGTCACAATATTGGAATAAACAAATGTCAGATCACTGGCGTATATCAGCTTTAATTACAAAACTTAAAAATGATGATACAGCTCACATAGAGCAATTACTTAAAAATTGGAAACCAAAAAAATTCTCTCCAGTTAAAAGAATTAAAAGTGAAAGTAAAAAAGATGTATGTGCTGTATTATCATTACAAGATATACATTTTGGAAAACAAGGTAATGAAACTATAGATAAAGATTTTGAAGAGACTATTATGGATCTTGTAGAAAGAGCACATTCTAGTCATAATCTTAAAAAAATATATTATGTAGTAGGAGGAGATCTAATGAACATGGATAGTTGGGCTGGTACTACTACAAGTGGTACTCCATTAGATAATTGCTCTACTGCTACTGAAGCTTATACACAAGCATTTGATGCAATATATTGGAGTATTAATTTTATAAAGCAATATTGTGACGATCTTCAAGTAGTATATATACCCGGTAATCATGATAGATTATCTTCATTTCACTTAACTCATGCTTTATCTAGAGCTATAGATAATCCTAATATACTTTGGGATGTAACATATCTTGAAAGAAAAGTTTATACATGGGGTGATAACTTTTTTGCTTTTGAACACGGAGATGTAAATACTAAAAATTCTCTTTTACTTTATGCTACAGAGTTTCCACAACAATGGGGTATAACTAAAAATAGAACTTTATTTACAGGTCATTTACATCATAAAAAGAAAGTAGAATATATTACTACAAATGAACGTACAGGTTTTATGTTAAAGATACTTCCAAGTCTTTCTAGAACAGATTATTGGCATTATCATAATAAGTTTGTAGGATCTAAACGTTCTGGTGTTATAGAATTACATGACTATAATAAAGGTAATATATGTGAACTAACTTATTCACCAGATTAATCTATTGGGTTTAAACTTTTATTAATCCCCTTTTTTTTGTAAATTATATTGTATAGTATTAATATGATAAGTAATTTTAAAGCTCCAAATTTAAAAGCACCAAGGTATAGAGAAAAAGTGCTAAGTTTATTAAATAGTGAACTTATAAAAGAATTTAAAGATAAGTATCCTATATATGAAAATATAAATGATGCAAAGCTTAAAAAAATTATTAGATTATACAATACAAAATTATGGGAAGAAGTTATAAATAGTAGAGAAGGTGTAGAATTACCTGATTCCCTAGGTTATTTATTTATAGGAACATGTCCTGCTGCAAAGAGTGTAAATACTAATTATTCTCTTTCAAGAGAATATGGTAAAGTTTTGCAAAACAGAAACTTACAAACAGATGGAAAGATTGCTAAAATATTCTATACAAATTACTCTACAAAGTATAGATTTAAAAATAGAGAATTATGGCAGTTTAAAGCTGTTAGACAATTTAAAAGATCTGTAGCTAAGACGTATCCTGAGCAGTGGCCCAAATATATTGTTATGGAAAACAAAAAAAGGGTTGCTGATATGTATAAAAAATAAAATATAATAATATGACAACAATAGGTGATGTTATATCTAGAGTTCGTGGTCAAATAAAAGCAGAATCTGAAGACGCTTTTGTCACTGATAGGTATCTTTACAGTTTAATAAAGAAGTATGCTACATTATTAATGAGGAGACAAGATAGCTCTAATAAATTAATGAAGTTTAATAGTGTATGGCAAACTTTAGATTTTGTAGAATTAATTGAAATAGATAAAATAGAATCTGATTGTTGTGGTATAAAAAGTGATTGTAAAATAAAAAGAACAAAAAATAAACTACCAATATTTTTGGAAGGATATTGGGGACCATTAATTAGAACTGTATCTTCTATTGATGGATCTAACGAATGTCAAGCAACTTCTCCTGGTACTTATAACTCAATGGCATTATCAACTAGTTTTAAATATAATAAAACTAAATATTTTTGGTGGTTAAATGACTATCTTTATTTACCTAATGTAGAATGGGATGCAATAAAGCTTGAAGGGATATTTGAAGGTGATGTTTCAAAATTTAATTGTGATCCTTCAGATAATTGTATACCTAGACATTTTCAAAGATTTTTTGTACCTGAATTTCTTTTTGCAGAAATAGAACAACAGGTGCTGCAAGAAACATTTGCTACTATGAAAGTTCCTGCAGAAGATTCAGATAATAAAGTAAATATAAATAGATAATGGCTATATCACATAAATACAGAACTTTTGATCAATTATTAGCAGATGTTAGTATTGATTTTCCTAGTCAATCTTTAGGTGGACATATGGAACCTCAACAATTAATTAAAGTTGCAACTAGAGTTAATTATGATTTGGGTTTAAGAATAAATAGAACTAAAGAAACTCTTTTGGAAGTTGAACATAATAAAGTTCAATTACCTTCAGATTTTAAATATTTAAATTATGCATTTGTTTGTGATGAGTTTAAAATAGTAAATACATTTCCTTCTGGCACACACGTAGATACTACACAACCTACATATGTACCAGCTCCTGATGGTGGAGATACAGGTCCTTGTGAAGATCCCACATGTAAAGATGTATGTGTGGTTAATACATGCCCAACACAAGAAAATGGAGAAACTGTCTATAGTAATCAATATATGGTTGTTCAATACATGGGTGCAGAACAATATAGAACTTCAACTAGATTTTATCCTCTTAGAATTAAAAATAGTACAGGAAGTATTCAATGTGATTGTCCAAATATAAATTCTCAAGCAGTAGATATTGCTGAAATTAAAGATGGATTTCTTTTAACTAATTTTGATTCTGGTAAAGTTTATTTAAATTATCAAGGAGCCATGGAAAATGAAGAAGGAGAATTATTAGTCCTTGATCATCCATACTGTAATGAATATTATGAATATGCATTAAAAGAAAGAATACTTGAAAATATGATGTTTGATGGAGAAAATGTTTCACAGAAATTACAATACATGCAAGGTAAATTAAGAGCTGCAAGAAATAATGCATTAGGATTTATTAATACACCAGATTTTAAAGAATTACAAAAAATTTGGGAAGTTAATAGAAGAGCGCAGTATAGTAATTATTATGATATGTTTAAGAGCTATCCTACAAGATAAATAATTTAAAATGGCAAAAGAACAGAATCAAAGACCTAATTTTAATAATACCTCTAAAGTAGATACAGATCTATTTGTTAAAGGTATGATAAAAGATTCTCATGAAAGTTTTGTAGGACAAGAGAATTGGGTTAATGCAAGAAATGCAATTAATAATTCTGTAAGTGGAGACGCTGGTACTATTGGAAATGAACCCGCTAATTTAAGTTGCGCTAATGTATTATATACAATTATAGGTGCTGTTTATTTATTTGGAGATAAATGGATAATTTATTCAACAGATAACAACACAAGTGAAATAGGATTATTTGATGATAGTCAATGTGAATATGATGTTTTAGTAAATGATACTTGTTTAAACTTTAATAAGTTTAATTTAATAACAGGAGCTTCTAAAGAAAATTATGATTGCACATGGCAAATATATTGGGATGATGGATTAAATCCTTCTAGAACTCTTAATATAGGCCCTAAAGATAAAATTACAGAAAACTTACATATTCCATGGATACAAGAACAAGTTGAAGGTACAGGTACAGAAGATGAACCATGTGTTGAATATGTTGATGTTTTACCATTAAAGCTTAATTGTGATCTTATAAGGTTAGCACCTTTTATGAAAACTCCTAAACTATCTTTAGAAAAAGCAGATAGTCCAGGTCAATTAAAAAATGGATCTTATCAAGTTTATATTGCATATACAATAAATGAACAACAAATAGGAGATTATATAGGAGTTTCAAATATACAACCTCTATTTGATGGAGATGACACTGCTTCATCTTTAGATATATTTATTGATGATTTAGATAAAAACTTTGAATTTTATAAAGTTGTATTGTTAATGAATAATCAGCAACAAACTCAAGCAATACAATTAGGTTTATATAGTACAGAACAATCAAAAATAAATATTGATTATATAAATCCAAATACAGCATCAGCTTCTCAAGTGCCTATTTCCACATTACCATTACGTACACCTGTTTATGAAAGATCTGATCAAATGGTAGTTCTTAATGATTATTTAATGAGAGTAGGTCCTACAACTCAATTTGATTTTAATTATCAACCTTTAGCAAATGAAATTACAGCTAGATGGGTTTCAGTAGAATATCCTGCAACATATTATAAAAATGGAGGTAATAAACCATCATTTATGAGAGATGAACAATATACTTTCTTTATTAGATTTATATATAAAACAGGAGATAAATCAACTTCTTATCATATACCAGGTAGAGCATATTTAACAGATAATCAAATTTTTGGAAATGAAAAAGGTGGAGCAGATAATAATAATGCTTTAAACACAGATGAACAAGAATTATGGCAAACAACAAATACTGCTTTTGTAGATGAAATTGATGGCACAACTGTAACAGAAGATGGGGGTGTTATATTATCTAAAGGTCAAATGGGATATTGGGAGTCATCAGAAAAATATCCTTCAGAAGATCCTCATGGTAGATGGGGTGAATTATGTGGTCAAAATATTAGACATCATAAATTTCCTGAAGAACAAACAGATATAGATACGCTTAATAGGTCTAGTGCAAATAATCAAAATATACGTATACTAAGTGTAGAATTTGATAATATTGTATGGCCTGTTGATAATGATGGTGTAAGAATTCCTAATATTACAGGATATGAAATACTAGTGGGATCAAGACAAGGTAATAAATCTATTTTAGCAAAAGGTATTATTAGAAATATGAGATCATATCAAATACCTGCTGGTGGAAATTTTGGTGCAGATATAGATCCAGCATCTAATATAGTAGGACTAATGCCAAACTATCCATTTAATAGTTGGAATGCAGATCCTTATTTAACAACACAAGCTCCAGATGGAACTGCACCAACTATTAGTAATGATCATGATTCTTTTCCTCATATATGTGGTAATACAGGTGCTTTTCATGGAACTTGTACAAACTTTTATACATTTCATTCTCCTGAAACATCTTTTAATAGACCTTATTTAAATCCAGCAGAAGTTAAAAGTTATGGATTAACTCAAGGATTTCAACAAGGACATTTTACAACTTCTGAAGAACATCCTAAGAATGTATTAATACGTGACTTTGCAGCTATTATAGCTGTATTAGTTGGTTGTGCTTATGCTATAGGTAAGATGCGTGGTAAAAGAACAACAGAATTGCATTCTAATACTTCAGTTCTACCAGGTGGAATAACCGCTGGAACAGCATTAATGATTCCTACTGAAACTGCTCTTACACTTTCTACAATTAACCCAGTTTTAGGACCTGGTCTGGGAGAAGAAGCATATATGGGTACTACTGCTGCAATATGGGAGGCAGAAGGTGCGCTTAACAATATAGGCATACCTCCAGCAGCTGGTCAACTTGGTGCAAAGAGAGTTATGGAATTTGAAGGTACAGATTGGAAAGCAGGGCCTAATGCTATATATGGTGTATTATCATTATTTGGATTTTTAAATTATGTAGTAGATGGTGGTCAAGTTATTATAGATTTAATTTATAATGCAGCAGGTGTAAATCAACATGCATATAAATATAATTCATATGGGTTGTATTCACAAACAGAAGCTAGACATGACGGTGATGTCTATAGAGGTAGAATTGAAAAAGCTAGATATGTTGGAAATGTAATTCAAGATTTTGGATCAACAGGTATAGGATTTAGTGCTAGAGTTAATAATTTATTTAGACCTTCAACAGTTGTACTACAATCTTTAGGAAATCAAGGAGGTGCAATGTTAAGTGGTATACCTTCTGATAATTCTAAAGTAACACTAGGTGTAGCAGGACAGGCTGCATTAGATAATCCAACTAGAGGTAATTGGACATCTCAAATTGGAGCACATTATGTTGGTCTTAAATTTGCTATGGATAATCAATATGGTCAACTAGATGGTATTAAACAAATACCTATATCTAAACCTCAAAACTGGTTAGATGAATTTGGTCATGAAGTTACAAATTTAACAGTTGAAGATAATCAAATATTTAAATCAGAACCTTTATTTGGCGGTGATGTCTATATAAATAGATATAATGAAAAAGTTATAATGCCATTTTTCTGGCAATTCTTAAAAGGAGAACCAGATGAGTTTGGATTTCAATATCAAAATTATATGAATGTTCCATATACAAAATTTTATATGGATACTACAAAGTATGATTTAATTAATATGATTGCTCCTATAGCAGATTTTAGTTTTAGTTGGACTAATGGAGGGTTACCATCTACTATGCACAATATGGATAGAGATGCATCACAAATAGAGACGGGTGGTACTATTTCTGGATATGGACAATGGTCAACATCAGGATATTTGGGTGGAACAAATAATAATTTCTTTGTTCTTAAAAGAGCATATATGTATACTCATAATAGTGGTGTAAATGATTTCTTTGTAGAGTCAGAATTAAATGTTGGATTAAGAGAACAAGGAGGTAATCAAAAAGAAAAGTTTTATGATTGGACTGAATATACAGATCTTAATTCTTTATTTCATTCAGATATAATTAAAGATGGTAATTTTTATAAATATGATTTTTCATTAAGTAAGTATAATCTTACAAGTCAAATGATCACCCATGGTGCAATTCAAACTAGAGATTATGATCCTTTTGTAGCTGAAACATGTTATGATTATTATCCTAAAAGAATACTATATTCAAATCAAGCGTTTAAAGAAGCTAAAAAAGATTTTTGGAGAGTATACCTACCAAATAATTATCAAGACTTTAAAAACGCTCCAACTACTATTAAACCTATATCTAAGTCAGGGGCATTAATATTATTTCCACATTTAGCACCTATATCATTTCAAGGAGTTGATACATTAACTACTGATTATAATACTAAACTTGTTATTGGTGATGGTGGCTTGTTTAATGATCCAATGCAACAAATTAGTACAGCTGATCTTCCTCATGAATATGGATCTTGTGAAAATTCACGTAGTGTTATTAATACACCATCGGGTGTATTTTATATGTCACAAGCACAAGGTAAGATATTTCAATATGGTCAAACTTTACAAAATATTGCAGATGCAGGAATGAAGCAATGGTTTAATAATTATTTACCTTCTAGATTATTAGCAGCATTTCCAGAAATAGAAGGAACTTCATTTGCAGATAATCCTATTATGGGTGTTGCTTGTCAATCTGTTTATGATCCTAATTATGATATAGTTTATTTTTGTAAAAAAGATTATGAGCCTTGTAATGTAGATGAATGTATACAATTTGATCCAGAAATTCCTGGATTTATCAATCCATGTGAAAATCCACCTACACCAGAATGTCCTGAAGATTATAATTTAGAGTGTCAAGGACAAGGAGATAATGAATTTTGTGAATGTTGTCCAGAATGTCCAGAAGGTACATTTGCATCTGTAGATGGTAGAGAGTGTTGCGAGTGGGTAACAACAGATCCTGAATACGAGTTACCTAGAGAAGGAGTAAATCCTATTGTAGGTGATGCTACAAGTTTATATTTAAATAATCCTGGGTTTGAACAACCATGTGGAGTTTATTGGTGTGAAAGTCCTGAGCTAAATCCTGATACTCAGTATTATAATCCAGTACTTGATATCAATAATCCTGCTTATGATCAAGAAGATTATGAAAATTGGTTTAATGGCGCATATTGGAATCAAAATAATCCTCCCCCAATGAATGAACTTAGAGGATCAGTACCTGATGAATGGATAGGATGTATGACAGATATGTGTCCTGCTGAAGGTGAAATTGGATGGACATCACCACAAACTACAGATATATTAGACGGTACTACTTTTTATTCTGTTTCTAGAACTTGTTGTGGTCTAATGCCTCATACAGGTAATACTTATTTAGGATTATTTTTTCAAGAGAATGGTGACGCTAATGGATACTGGAGAGAAGGTGCAACTCAATTATTAAAAGATGAAGATGGTAATGAATCTCCTTTTGTAGCAGGTAATACATATGTAGGAGAAGTTGTATTAGCAGCAGATGGAACTTTTAATAGACATCCAGGCCAAGGAAATCCTTATTTAACACTGAGTGATGATAACCCATTTTTTGAACTATTTGATGAGAATGGTAATGCTCATTGTCAAAGAGGAGGTTTTCCAGGTACGGCAATATTACCAGCTTCAAGTTCTAATGATAGTTATCAAGCACAATACTGTGTTGATTGCGGACTACCTGGACAACCATATGTAAATAATAGACCAGAGTTGCAAATATATGGAAGTATGGATCCATGTATGAGTGAAAGTGGAGCATGGTGTGATGCTTTTGCTTGGGTAGACGATTCAGAAATGGGTGACAATGGAGGAATGGTAAATGGACAACAATACATTGGTGATCCTGAAGACGCTGAATTACTTTGGCGTTCAGGAGATATTTCAAATGGTGGTACAGATTACCACCATCTTACTGGTTGGAAAGAATATGCTTATACATTAAATCCAACTAGACCATGGAAATATTTTACATTTATAATAAATTCATTACCCGGTGACATATATTTTAACAGCCTTGGTGTTTCTTTGGATAGACCACCAGTTAATGCTTATTTATGTTTAGATAGTTTAACACCCCCTAGGATTGAAGATCCAGGAGGATATTGCAGGTGTGATGAAGTAACAGAAGATGGTGTTCCATATACTCTTGTGTTTGATGACGGTATATATGAAACACCTGCTTCAGAAGATGATTGCCTTAATTATTTAGTAACAGGAGAAGGTTTACCTACAACATGTGTTGCACAAGCATGTGAACCTATTGAATGTATAGAACCCACACTTATACAAACACCTATTGATATAACTGATAGCCCTTATTTTAATGATATATCATGGACAGTAAGTTATGATCCAAAAATAAAAGGATGGATATCATTCCATGATTGGCATCCTGAACTTACTATGTCAAGTCATAAACATTTCCTAACAACAAATACAGTTCCTTTATTAGAACCACATTGTCCTTTAGGATGGGAGCTAGACGAAATAACAGGATTATGCACTCAAGATTGTCCGGAAGGATATTATTTAGAAGATGGTATGTGTCTACCATCAGGTTGTCCTGAAGGAAGTTTTTGGAATGAAACTCAAACACAATGTTGTTCATATGAGTATGGAGAATTAGTTGAAAATTTAGATGCAAATGGTAATCCAATTCCAGGTCCTAATGATGTAATAAGTGGGAATACTTCAGTAGCTGATGAACTGGGTATTACTAATCCTATGCTTAATGGTCCTAATGGTGATGGTAACTCTCCTACTGGTTGGAATATAGGAGCTATAAATTCTGGAGGCGTTGTACAGTATTGGAAAGGGACAAGCGCCCCAATGACTTGGGGAGGACAAGAGGTATATGCTGATGGACCAACATCTTTTTCACAATTAGAAATAGATGGTACAATGTACACTATACCTGAAAATATTATATGGGGTGGTCCATCAGGCGTGTTTACTGCAGATTTAAATCCTAGTATAGTATATGGTGGATTATACAGTCTTGATGAAGATAATCCTAATAGATATATAGGCATGTATCATAATATAGGATATTGCGGTACCTGTTGTCAATCAGGAAAAAGAAATGTAAACAATAGAGATACTACAGAATCTTTTCAAGCTTATATGGATTATTTTGATACTTTAGAAGATGATTATATTGGAAGCGAGTTTGATAATGGAGCAGGTTTTGCAGGTTCTATTGCTAATAAAGATTGGGCTCTTAATCCGAATGGCCAAAAAGGAATAAGTAGTTTTTGCTATAGAGAGGCACAATGGCAAAAATTACCACAACCAATGGTAGTTGGTCAAACTTATAATAGCACTATAGCTGCTGCTGCTCCAAAGAGGACTTCTAATACCTCTTATGATAGATTAGGTCCCAAAACTTGTTGGCCAGCTCAAGTAGAGATTTGGGGAAGTGACTCTCCTCCTGGATGTTATAGAAGTTTTGCTGAAATAGCAGCACAAGAAGCTGAAGAAGAAGCTTTAGGTGAAGAGGGATATGGTGCTCCGGGTATGTGTTCTACAGGATATGGAAGTTGTAATTGTTCTTGGGGTGGTCCTATGGTTAATTTATATTATAAAGACATGGATGGAAATCCTGACCCTCATTCGCAACTTCTTTGGGCATCTCCTGATGTAACTGATAGAGGAGAAGGTCCTGGAACACATTGTGTTTGTAATTATAATTTGACAGATTGCACTCAGGAAGAAAGAGATGCATCTAATTGGAATGTTTATGATGTATCATTTACTCCAACTAAACCTTGGAGATATATAACATTTAGAGCTAACGGATGGTCTTCAACATTTAGACCTAAATATACTTATGATAATTTACTGAATAATGATGATCCTGATTGTATGGGTTGCATGTTTGATAATTTTGGACCTTATGATTTAGCAGAGGGAGAATACAATAATTTTAATGACATAGGATTTTTTGGTCTAGGTGAAGGAGATGCTGCATATGTACTTGTTGATAATTTCCTACTGGATGCCCCAGAGCCACCAGTTATACCTACTAATTGTTCTTGTGAAGAAGGTTTTGAAATGGTATATGCAGGAAGTACTACACCTGTTCCTGAAAGTGAGCAACCAATTCTTTGTGTAGATGAGGGAAATACTGTAGAATGTGTTAAATTAATTTGTGAGGATATATTACCAATACCTAACGAACCATTAGAACCTTCTTTTGAATCTAGCGGTTTATGGAAACATAATGTACGTTGTGATCTATTTAATAATTATTATGATATACAATATCCTTGGGAAATAGAAATAATTGAATCTGTAGGTCAAGAAGTTAATACTATAAGAAGTATTGAATATCAACTTGAATCATATTTATATAGAGCAAAATATGATGAAGAGGGCTGTATAATAAATTCTGCATGTGAAGATAGATGGCATGATTTAAAATATAATTTTGATGAAGCTATTGTTTATAATTCAGAACAAAACTCAGGATTACTAACACTTATACAACAAAATACTAATGTAAATGATATTGTACAATACCCAATAATAGGTGAAGCTGATATACAAATACTGTATACTAAAGTAGAACAAAAATATAGATTTGATCAATTCTGGGATAATACAAGGAATAGAAATAACGCATTTCAATCTATGTTTATTACACAATTAAATGGTTATATTAAAGATTTAAATGCTGCTTATTTAGATTATGATAAACCACAATTAGAACGTAAAAAGTTTAGACATTATGTAAATAATTTAATTCTAAGAAAGAAGGTTATTTATGAAGAAACAAATTTAGATGCTATTACCGTATATCCGGATGGTAAACCGCATACAAGAAAAATGTTACTTAAATTAGTTAATACAAAAATAAACTTATCACATAGATAATGAATAATAAATATTATATAGATAATAGTGATATACATGGTAAAGGAGCTTTTGCTTCTAAAAATTATGCTATAGGTGATAATGTAGGAAAGCTTCATAAAATTCTTAAACTTGGTGAAGAATATAAATGGACAGAGTTAGGTAGAATGTATAATCATTCAGAAGAACCTAATACTAAAAATGTTTTAGAGGGAGATACAAGATATATGGTTGCACTTAAACCTATTAGAATGGGTGAAGAATTAACTAGTGATTATAGATTACAACCAGATATGGAACAGCCTGAGCAATGGACAGGAAGTGAAGATTCTGAAAGTGATTTTGGTGATATACCTAAAGCACAATTTGGAGGAATAGTTAAAGGTTTTAAAAATCTATTTAAAAAAGGAGCAAAGAATGCACCACAGATTATAAAAAATACAATAAAACAAAATAATAAATACTCTGTTAGACAAGGTTTAGATCTTAATAAATCTCTCCCTAATAAACAATTAACATTCAAACAAAAAGAGTTTTACCGTGGACATAAAGATTCTAATCTTAATCTTAAAGATATAACATCTCATCCAACAGGTACAACAAATTTTCAATTTGAAAATATATCTCCAATTACAGGTAAACCT